ATGTCACCAAAGATTGTACGCGCCTCGTCCTTGTACATTCCGCCGTAATTGCGGTCCTCTTTGATCGCGTCCAGCATCACTTTCCGCGTGGAGTCCGCGTTGAAGTTGCAGTTGAACAGCTTCGAGTCGAACAGCTTGCGACAGCAATAGTGCCAGTCGTCACCCGACCTCAATAGGAACTCTTTGACGGAGGCACACCCTGTGCACCGGTTGGGCCAGTAGTGCTGGCCACCAATGTACGAGGATGACAACATGACCAACCCGGTATCCGGCTGGATCATCACGTACCCGCGCCCGTCAGACCGGATCTCGTAGACCTCACAGTTTGTGATCTTCTCAACGATCACTGTGTGATTTCCTCAAAGATATGTCCCACGTCGCCACCCAAGGACATGGCGATCCACTCACACAAGTTGATTTCACCCACGTCATAGGGCTCCATTGTATCAAACATCTCTGGCGCCCACGCGTCGTGGTCACACAGCACGGCCATGCACTTGTCGGAGCAGTAAATCACTACAGCCCGAACGGAGTCTTTCTCAGTGTGCTTGAGAACAGCCCCACAGCCGATGTCGTCTATGATCTTACTCGCAATACAGGGTATGCTGGCGGTCATGTCTTAACTCCCACGGCTTCGCGCATAACCTTCTGCGCGTCTGTCTTACCGAGTTGGTAGGCTTCTCCAATGGCCACGACGTCCGTGTCTTCTACGTTGCGTTGAAACCAAATGGAACGCCCGTTTATGGAGATCGTTTGAGCCCAGACTTCAATGACCAGGGAGCCATGTCGGATTGTTTTGGTAGCAGGCATTTACTTGATGCTCCTCTCAAGAAAGGTCCCGCATTGCGTACAGATGTCGCCCAGGTACACCTTGCCCATGGACGCCACTTGGAGGAGCTTGGTTAGGTCTTCCTCATCATGGTCCTTGTCCGGGTCAAGCATCTCCAACACGGTTGCGGAGACCCCCTCGTCAAAGCGGGGCTCAAACTTGTGGTTCTGTCCGTTGCAGTCTTTCATGTTAGTCCTCATGATTCCAAACGACTGCGGCGGCTATAGCGGCGACTACAATTAGGAAGCACCCGTCATTGCGGCCTGTTACAAGCAACACTGTGCCACAGATCAACATTAAATGTGGAAATCCTACTTGGGCGTTCATTGCAGACGTCTCCTTACACTTTTCCTATTCCGAATTCACCCATAACACGAGCGGTGACTTTCATCAGTTCATTGGCCTCTTGCTCACACTCACTCGCCAGGTTCCTCTTACGGATGGCGAGGCAATGGCTACGCCCAGCTTCAACGTGAGGGTCAAACAGGCCGTCAGCCTCTTCAGGGCTCCAACCGGTAGCCTTGCCTGTCCGCCCGCACTCCAGGCACACACACTGGAAAACGTCTGTAATGGGGCTCGCGTCAATCGTGACTCTCTTGACGTTCCCGTCAGTGTGGCATTTCGGGCAGAAGACGTCTGTTTTCGAGACGCAGCAAATGTCGCCAAGGGAAAAGTTGAGTCCCAGGCATAGGGTTCTGTCAATGAAATCAGCCTTTGTCATCGTGAGCCTCCTTTACACAGTCACAGTATATTTTGACGCCGTCTATGTACATTTGCTTTTCCTGCGGATGGGTTCTCACTCTTTCAATGACCCACTCGTCGGTCTCATCAAGGGCCTCTTCGGTCGTCTTGCCTCTATTGATGGCCTTGCTAACCATGAAAGCGATCTTACGTGCGATGTCGATACGCTTCTTCATCGCATCTGCTCTGTGCTGTGCCCTACTCATGGCCAGGTCCTCAGCTTCTTTAACAATTCCTTGGCGTACCACTTCGCGAGCTTAGGCCAGCCGCCCTTCTTGCGGTAGACCAACCGGGGCCAGCGGCGTCTCATGCGGGAATTTCCCCACCCCCTGCTGGCGTGTAAGAGGTTACACCACACAACGTGCTCAACACCGGGTAACTTGTAAGCGTGCTTCCGTTCTGGGTTGTATCGACACATCCGTTCCAGTTTGCACACAGCGTTGTGGAGCTCATGGCCAGACCGGACTTCCTCACCCCCGTATTTGCGGAGGATGACTCGCACCTCGCTGGTCAGCTTTTCCTTCTTTCCCCGAAGACCCTCTTTTAGCCCGAACATGGCGACGTTCTCTTCGTCCTCATGTTTGTCGAGGATCGCGCTGCGCTCCGCAACGGATTCCTTTGACGGCATCTCTGGGCACTCAGCCCAGCGCCACACGGCAGCAGGCCGGTACAAGGCCCAGCCAACAGCGCACCAGTAGGCGGACGCCACAGTGCCTTGCCACGTCTGGATCATGTACTGGGTCACGTTCCCGTCACGCGGCGGTGGGGGTAGCTCTGCTGGGAATTCATGCCAGGTCATCAAAGGCTCCTGCAAACGTTTGCCAGTTAAGGTGCACGGCCCAGCCGGGGGGTCAGTCCGACCAGACCGTGCGAGAGCGAGTAGCCCCGTGTAGTAATTCAGGAAGACAGGGGCGTTTGCTCGCTCAAATTTAGAGGCGACCCACTTGCTCGTGGAGGACGTCCAGCCAGACGCCCGTGTGCCGCTGTTGCTGTTTCAGGGAGTCAACGAGACAGCAGGGCTCAACGTCGTCAACGTCTGCTGCGGCCACTGCCGGGGGAGCCTGCCCGTGAATCTGGTCGAGCTTCATGCGCAGGATGTTCACACTCTCTTGGAGGTGGTGAAACTGCTCCTCGCCTACCTTTGGCAAGGCCTGAAGGCTCCCGCTCAACTCGCTGGTGTCCCTGCCCTTTATTTCGCTTGGCTTCATCTTCCAATCTCCTTTACCGTTATCCATGCGTCATACAGATACGTCTCTCTCACGCCCCACTCACCGTCTTTCTTTCGGGGCACAGCTTTCACCCAAGGTCTGCCCTGGTGCCAGTCCCTCACCTCAACCCACAGCACCTTGAAGACGTGTCCACTGTTCCGGTGTTCCGTGGAAGCAACCACGGTCCCCTTTTCAACGTTAAACATCTCCTTGGCGAGGCTCCTCTTTAGCACCAACAACTCTCTAATGGCCCCGCTCATAACACGTTTAGTAAACGCCACGTGCTTCTCTTGGTCCTCAACGGCTTTCTCTATGAGGGTAGTCACGTGCTGAACTCCATTATGTACTCACGTTCATCGGTCCTGCTTAACATCCGCAGCTGTACATTTTTCAGCGTCGGGAGCACTCGCAGTAGCTGCGCTGTCGTCATGAGGGCAACATCGCCCGCTCCCTCAGGCGTGGTTGGATGTCCATCCGCCATAGCAGCATCTAGGAAACGCCTTATGGTAAGTGCAACTGATGCAGACCAGTCCACGCAGACCCTCACAAACGTGTGCTTGGGCTTGACACGATACTCTACTTCGAGGACTAGCAAGCCCTTTTTCATGTCTTCGTGGGTATGCACTTTTGAAATTCCCGGGCAGCACACCCTGATGAATTTTTCAGCGTTTGCCAAGGCCTCCCTGGCTGTGGCTCCCAGGGTAGGCCTGTACATTAGCTTGTTCACGGGCACCCTGTGATCCTCAATGGTTTCAAGAAAGATGGCTAGCGTAGTAGCAGGCTCGTCATTAAACTCCCTCATGCCCGCTTCCATGTGAATGCATCTCTTCTCTTTCGGGTCATCCGGCGGCAGGGTGGCCGCGTCGGGGAGAATCCAAGCTTGTGGAGCTTTCCCTACGAGGTCACGCATTGCCTCTCGCATCTCTTCCACTCGGTTGCTAAGCTCAATGACCATGCACGCGAGTACCCGCGTGTTCTGACCCTTGCCGGAGACTGCGGAGGCCGTGATAGATCCCTCAGCAAAGCTCACACACGTGTTTTCTTCGACGTGCACGTCTGCGAACCCCTGAGCTTTTTCAATCAGTTCTGTGAGTTTACTTGGTTGCATCGTGTGACCTCGCACGGAGGAGGATGCCGCCGATGGCGCGCTGGCCTTTGGTGCTCTTGTATGACTCTTGACGACGCTTGTTGCTGACCTGTCTACGGCACCGAGTTGAACAGTATTCCCGGGGACGTCCCATGGGCTTCTGCTCGAACTCGGCGCCGCACTGTAGGCAGGCGCTCATGAGACAGTTGCGTCAAGGCCAAACAGCAGTTGGCCCTCAACCACCAACAGGTCCAGCTCACGGAGCCAACGGGGGCGTTCACGCCGGGGTGTCGTGTTGAAGGCCCGTGCTACACACTCTAGCCGGGGCTGGTCCGCGTTCTCAATCAGCACACGAGCACGGCGGTGGGTGCCCTGGTGCTTGTTCCGGGTCTTGCCCCTAAACAGCCGGGACGCGGCAAGCATGCGGCCTCGTTCCTTCACGAACTCGTCCTGTGGGGCGCAGAAGCTGAAAGAGACCAATGTAGTCCCCCCTCGAAATCCCCTCTTAGTGGCGGCGGTCATAACCCCACCGCTCACCCGGGCATAAGCAAAGCTCACGCCATCCAGCAATTTCTTCCGTACTTCCTCGTTCATCTCACTCTCCTTCTTTGGTGAACTGGTTACTTCGATGGCCTCATCGTCATGTCGTGCGTGTCGAACACGGTCTGTGCAGTATGGCAAAAGTCACAGTGACCCTCGCGGGCCTTCGCGGAGGTAGCGTCCGAGATAACCCGGAGGCCCCTGGCCGTCTTGCAGGTCGCACAGATTCTACGCTTTTCTTTCACCGTCACCCTCTCCTCGCCATAATGTTCGCCATGTCAGATACGTCCGCGATGACCTTGGCGAGCATAGCCGCGACGTACATGTCGTCGGAGTCGCCTTCGAGTAACCCCTCAACGACATCGTCCATCTCTGTCGAAATCTCTTCGAGGTCACTGAGAACAGCGTTCACGGGAGCACTGGCCTCTCCACAGTTGAGCCATGCCTTGATAGTCTCAGGCCATTCAGCGGAAAGGACAGTAGTAGCATCCGCGTCCCCCAGGATGTCCCCTGCTTCCGTGCGGTCAAAGGAGTCCGCTTCATAGATACGGACCTCGTCCAACTCCAGGGAGTCGCGCTCGGCCCTCGTCAGTTCTGCGATCATGTGGAAGAAAGCTGCGTCAGCAGTGATTAGGCCCAGGCCGATCCCATCGTATGCTATTGCGAGGTACATTTCTTTTTCCTTCTGCTGGCGCGTGTTCTGAACCGGACTCCGGCAAACCACCCGTCGTTCCAGGCCCTCCAGAGAGCCTTCTCTGTTTTCAAATCCTTGTGGGGGTTGGTGCACCTGGGCTTGTGGTTCAACCCGGCACGAAACCCAGACCGGTACACCTTCAGCAGTGTGCTCTTCCTTGTCTTCACGAAGCGTTCCCAACGTATTGGAGTTTCCGGCAGAGCGCGCCTTGTTGAGGGCACTCAACGTCCGGCTTAATCTTCACAACACCGCACTTACATGAGTTCCATACCCGGACGATAGTTCCCTGGTACACCTTGGGTGTGTTAGTCTTTCCGTAGAAGAACTCAACACGGAGACCCACCCTCACCAAACTACACATCGAACCCTTCACAGATATCTCCTCAGTTTTCCCCTGTCATCCCAGCAACGATGTTCTGAGCAAGGTCCATCATTTTCCCAAGCTCAACAACACCTTGCGCGGCCAGAAAGTCGTCTTCGTACATGGCAGGCACTGGCGCGAACTTCACCAAGGCAACACCGCCTCCGGTCTCTGTGACGGCACACAGGGGAGAAACCAACGAGACGTGCGCAGTCTTGCTTCGGACGCACATGATGAGTGCGTTGTCAACCTCAACGATTTCACCGTCGAACTTGTCAACAAGGCGCTCCAGTTCAAGACGTACTTCGGTCAGCATGCTTTCATCCTTTCCAGAGCCTCCTCAAACAAGGAGCCATTGCTGAGGGGAACTCCACCAGGGGTTCCCTCAACCTCGTCTGCGATTTCCTCGTAGGCGTCTTCGAGCATTTCATCAAGGCGCACGCACCCCCACACAGCCTTTGTGAGGCACTCGGGACACGAGTACGGGCCTTTGTCGTGCTTTACGGGTGTAGGCTCGTCTGGCATGTCGGGGTCCGGTATGGCGCTCACTTCTGCCCCACAGTTGGTACAGAACCCAACATCGTCACTGTAGAAGGCTTTGCTGGCAATCTCGTCTCTGTCTAGTACGTGTGCGGCTTTCATGAGGGTTCCTTTGGCAAACGTTTGCAATCAATGACACCGGCTTTCGCCAGGGCTCGTTTAAGAACAGGTATAACGGTTGAGCGGTCCGGGTCGGGGTCATTGATAAAGAGGTGCTCAAGGGCGTACTGACAGGCGTCAGCAAGCTCGGGTGCGGCAGCAAGTAAGGGAGCATCAGACAACGGTACTACGCCGTCGAAAACGAGGCACCCATCGGAGTCCTCAATGAACCCAATGGTGTCGTTGAAAGCTTTTACCTGCCAAGGTGTAGGAGAATGTCCTGGCGTGACCCTAACGCTGTCCATATTCGTTCCTTACTGCATGTTGCTTGACCCACCACCAACTGCACCATAAATATACACTTTTCAAAAGGGTATGCAAGCCCTAGATACACATTTTTCCTTTCTGAGCCTGGGAAGGCCCAAGGTGTATGTGCTTGGGGGCAGGAGGGAGTGTACTAGGGTGCTGGAAGGAAAGGGGGTAGTGCTGGACCAGCACAGTTGTTATGAGCTGCACTGGTCCAGTGGTCTGTCAGTCCCCGCTTAGGCTGTTGTCACCAACCTCGGGGTCTTCGACGGGCTCTTCAACGGGGTCATCAAGGATTGTGGGGTCATCAAACCCACCGTCTTCATCCTCGTCGTTAACAATTGTCTCAGGGATGATGTGGCCCTCTTCGACGGCTTCTGCGGGGGTAATGGTGAGACCAGCAGGGGCTCGGTCAGAGAGACCTCCAGTCACCTCTGCAACGTCGGGACCAACCGGCTCAGTCGTGAACGTCGCCTGCTTCGGCGGGAAGTAGTGCATGGCCTCTTGGTAGAGAACCATGTCGTAACGGTTTGCTTCACGGATTGCGTCTCGGACTTCGCCTGGGATCTCAACATGCCCGGAGCCACTTGAGTTCTTGACGGGCATGCTGTCAAGCTCTGCGCCGTACCGGTCATGGAGAACACGCTGGACTTCGCCCAGGTCTTCAAAGAAGCCAACGTAGGCGAACTTCCGCATGTTCACGATGGCCTTGTCCACATCCGCCTGTTGGATCGTTCCACGCATCTTCCCAGCGAACTGCCGGACATACACGTTCGTGAGGTTGGCAGCACGCGGGTTCTGGATGAAGTCAAGAACGCCGGACAGGGTGGCGTCGTAAAGGTCCATCTCAGGCCGGGTGTGCATCATCCAGTAATGGGAGAGGTACCGGCGAACGGGATGCCGGAGGACTGTGACGTACTCATATTCATGGGGTTTGACACAAGCATGGAATCCATACGGATAGTGTCCGTGGATAACCTTGGGGCAATTGTCTTCACTGCGAGCCCGTGACTTGACTTCCTCACGAGCAACAGCGCCGTCCTGCCAGCGGTACACGTCGTCTGCAAACGTTTGCCTCCAGTAGTACCACAGGGACACTCCACCACACTTTGGCATGTGCATTGACATAATAACTGGGGCCATAATGAATCTCCTTTGAGGTGTTCAACCTACAAGTACAGTATCAGCAACTGAGCCAAAAGCAATCGAAACTTGCGCTGGGTACGTCTAGGCTGTATATTAACTGCGTAGTTTACGATAAGGAGATTGAAGATGGTATCCAGCGAAACGCCTCGCGTACACACGAGGGTGCATCCCCGCGCAGACTGGGCGCGCTCCGGAGTATCTCATAAACAATAAAATATCGCATACTATTACATAGTATGCTCATTTTACTGTTCCTTCGCTACCCGTCTCCTTCGGAGCCGGACTTACACGCACACCCGCCCGACCCAGCAACCGAAAACCTCAAGGAGAGAGCATGCCAAGACAAAGAGTTTTCAAAGGCGAGCCAAAACGAGTCAGCCTTCTTTTGGAGCCAGAGGAGTACGACGCTTACTGCAAGATTGCGAAGAAGAAGGGCATGCAGTTCGTTACGTGGTGTCGTACTTTGCTGCGCGCGGAAACAGGTTTTGAGCCGTCAGAATAACCGGTGAACTGGATTTGCTTGCTAACCGCCCTCGCCATCGTTGAGGCACCAAAGACAGAAGCGCAGGCTCTTGCTGCGATTGAACGCGAGGGAGCCTACGGACCTCTCCAAGTCCGGCAGGCTTGCCTTGACGATGTGAACGGGTGGTACGGCACAAACTATGCTCCAGAACAGATGGAGAACCTAGCTCTTGCACGGTTCGTTTGTGTGCATTATATTCGACACTGGTGTCAGAGGTACGAGTTCAAGACAACACTTAAGGCAGGCTACGAGATAGCTGCACGTATCTGGAACGGGGGTCCAACAGGATATTGGAAGACCGGGACAGAAGAGTACTGGCGAAACGTAGAGAAGGAGATTGGGATATGGCAGGACAACTCATTGGTGGACTCAACGAGACCGGCGAACTTTTCATTGTACGGAGGGGCAAGGTAAAGACTTGTGAGTGCCGCTTCACTGTGTCAATGTTCAGGAACGCAGACGGCACCACTCTCCCCAGTGGCATGCCGTGCAACGATTACTGCCCTTTGCTTGGTGAGCCAACCCGGCGCGGCTCGGACCGAGTTGAACTTGAGCTTTGCAACAAGCGGACCTTGGCGTTTGCTCAGTTCATTGACCAGCGCCCCGCTCCTGTCATAAGCCCCCTCACCAGGGAAGCCCCGGTACCTGCTCCAGTGACCCCCGCAGCCCCCCCGGTTCCTCGGTCTCTCACTGTAGACGGCGGCGGCATGGCACCCGATCCCCCCCTGCCAGCAGAACCTACCCTGAGCCCTGTTCCAATTGGACAGCCTGCGACACCTGCGATGGATGTTGTTGCCACCATGCCCCCCGCTCCCCTTGTTGTGCCTGCCCCCCGCCCTGTCCCGCCGGTCCTTCCACCATCCCTCCAGCAGGCTGTGCAAGACGCCGAAGCTGACCGGGCTGCCCAGGGATGATCAGCGACCTCCTTAGGGTGATGAGCGTTGAAAGCCTCCCTCACGTTGGATCTATCCAGTTTGTTCTGGATAACCGGCGGAAGGGGACCAGGATCTCAACGACGTCTGGGAAGTCTGGCGGTATCGTTGTGCGTTGCTCTGCTGAGTTATTTGTGAAGTACCGGGACGCCTCCAAGAGGCACCCGATAAAGTCAATGAAGGTGGAATTCGATGATCACAGACAGACAGGGCAGGGTGAACCTTCCGACGCGGATGAAAAACGTCACGGTAGTGATCGTTGACACCCGCGATTTTCCAACGGTGAAGAAGCTGTATGCTCCTCTGCCGATGCCTATGACGGGGTTCCACGAGGCGTCCGCAATCAGGTGGCATCTCGAAGGCCTTGTTTCGTCCCCCAAGGGGGTTGTGTGTGATGTTACCGGAAACTCGTGCTCTATCGTTTTCCCGTTCGTTGAAGCGACTGACGCCCTCGACGCGAAAACAAAACAGCCTGTAACCACAGATGATCTCGTTGGATTGTTCCGCCGTTTTGAGCCAAGGCTTGTGATTGTAAAGGAGTAGATTTATGGAAGACGAACTGTGGGTCCAAATGTATACGGAAGCGCAACTGCCAGAAGGCTTTGCGTTGCTCAGCGACCCGTATCCAGAATTGGACGACGACGACAACATCATAGAAGGCGAGCTTGAAAGAGTCGCGTTGGTTCATGAAACCCTCAGGGGGCTTGGTGTCCGGTTTTTTCGAGACAACCGGCATTCAGAGTGCCCCTTCGACGTTGATGAGGCTGGTTTCGACGGGTACTACTACCAGCTTAGCCTGGATTCCGGTGTAGTCGATAATAGGCTCATGTGGGGAAAACTCGTTCGCGTTCTGTGGTTGACGCGGCGGCTGGTAAGGAAAAACGACAGATGATTTTGGACGTTGAAGTCAAAGAAGTACGCCACGAGGCGCTGCTTAGCGGTGAGTGCTCCATTTGCGGCCACGACTTCCGAGGCGGTACAGTAGTCATAGTGAACCACGATGGTGAGGACGTTTCCCTCGACACGTGTGGAGGGATAGACTGCCTTTCGGAGATTGGGGTCCAGATGGGCGGTCCGATTTCTACCACGGTGCAGCAGGAAATCGGCAAACGTTTGCAAGACTTCTCCAGTGTTTTCCTCGTGAAGCGCCGGGAGGCCCTCGCGAGCAAACCGCATAACGCTGAGGACTTCTTCATCCAGTTTCCTGAGTTCGGGAAGCTTGTTGAAGAGTTCGAGAACGGGATGTATGAGCGGGATGACGGTTCTCAGGACACCTACCTTGAGTCAGTGACTGACCGGCTGAAAGAGGGGGTACTCCCAACGGGGAATCAGCAGAAAGCGTTTAAAGCCCGTGTGGACTACTACCTGACCTTACGCCGTGAGGGGAAGCCTGTGACCTCTTATGAGCGCACAGATGTTGCTGAGCTAATTGAGGACTCCCGGCGGATACTCAAGTCCATGCGACCCCGTCAGGCGGACCTCTTCCAGAACTGCGCTGACTTTTACAGGAAGCGTGGGTACCTCACTGTCAAGCAGGTAGCAGCACTCGAAATCATTAAGAAACGAGTATTGGCGGCATTCTAATGGCAAGCAAGGTTGACAAGGTTGACAAGGCTGACAAGGTGAAGAGTGCAATTGCGCTTGCTCGGGATGAACGAATCTCAAACGTGTGGGAAATGCGTCTGAGGGGTGTGTCTACTCGTATGATCGCTGAGACTGTGAAGATCAGCGAGCGGCAGGTGTATGAGGACTTGAAGGAGATAGGGAGGAGGTACCGGGATGAAATCCTCAAGATTGACCCTGTCACGCTCGTTGCGGAGAACCTCAAGTGGATTGATGAACTTGAACGCGTTGCTCTTTACGAGGTGTCGACGTCTAGTCGTAAGCGTCAGAGGGTGTTTGACCCTGATACTGGTAAACCTGTGGTTGACCCTGTCACTGGCGAGCAGAAAGAGGTTGAGGTTGTTGATCCCAACAAGGCCAAGTTTTACATGGCCGCGCTGAAGGCCCGGGAAATGAAGCTCAAGCTTCTCATGGAAACCGGCCTTATTCCCAAGGACCCAGAAAAGATGTTCCGGGCTCTGGAGGAATACGATAAGGATGAGGTCAGGGAAGAGGGCACGGCGCGCACGGACGATGAAATACAAGAGTCCATTAAACATCTACTGAAGTTTGGGAGGCGCATGGGTGCCTGAAATAGACGACATGGAACCCAGGGATCTCATTGTCCTTGAGAAGCTCCTACAATTACGTGACAAACGGCTGGCCTTCGCGTTGGATCACCACCGCAACACAAGGGGTCAGCCGATGTCGTTTGTAGAAAACGTGCACATGCATGAAATCTACAACACCCTTGCGAGGTCTATCGTGATTCAGGGGGGCGTCCAGAGTCTCAAGAGTGAATTTATCATTGTTGACACGCTTGCGTCGGCCGCTGTGGGGTTGTCCATATTTTTCGTTCTCCCGAAGTATGAGTCCAGAGCCAACTTTGTCCAGAACCGGATCGACAAGTGCATCCAGATGGTGCCGGAGTACAAGAGGATTTTGAAGAAGGGTTTCTTTGACAACGTGGCGATCAAGAACTTTGGTACAGGGGTAATCAAGTTTGTTGGCTCAAATGTAATAGCAGATTTTCGTGAGTTTCCGGCGGACGTATTGGTGGTAGACGAACTTGACGACTGTACACTGAAGAACGTGTCTTACGGGGTCGACCGGCTCCGGTATAGTGACTACCAGTTCCAGCGTTACGTGGCCAACCCAACGGTGGAGGGTTGGGGCATCAATTCGTGGCTCCAACGGTCACAAGACAAACGGTGGTGTGTGGAATGTGATAACTGTCACGAGTTCAATGAGATGGACTGGTACAAGACCGTGGTGAGCTTGAAGTACGATGAGGATGGTGCTCCAAGCAGCTACACCATCATGGATGACGACTGGAAATCTGGCAAACGTTTGTACCCAATATGTCCGAAGTGCGGCCTCAAGTTTGGCCGTTTTAACTTTGGGCAGTGGCGGCCAAACAAGCCGGACGCAGTCATCGACGGGTACCTACTCAGTTTGCTCTTGTCCCACAAGAACACTCTCTCTGAGCTTCTCATGATGTTTCAAGAGGCTTTTGGCGACGAAGAGGGCATGAAGCATTTCCAGACGTCGGTTCTCGGGACCTGTTACTCTGGGTGGGGAATGAAGGTAACGGATAGGATGTTGAACAAAGCCAAAGGGGAGTTCGGCTTTGTGCTTCTTCCCGGGTGCGGCCACATTGAGGGTGACAAGTCCGTTGGGACGAACAGCATGGGCATTGATGTAGGCAAGTTCTTCGACGTACGTGTGTCACAAGTTCTGGATGATGGAACGCGGAGAGCTCGTTTCATTGGCAAGGTGAAAACCGTAGATGAACTCATTGGGATTGGCATTAGGTACAACGTGGAATGCGCTGTGATGGACTCGGAGCCGGAGACGAGAATCGCGGAAGAGTTCCAGACAGATGCCCCCTTCTTTGTCTGGTTGTGCAAGTACGGTAGTGAAGGTGCAGCAGCCGGGTTGAAGAAGGACAAGAAGAAACTGCGGCTGACGGTGGACCGCACAAACGTACTCGACAAGACGATGAGCGAGTTTCGGAAGGGCCGGAACATCCTCCCACAGAACTTTGACAAGATTCTCAAGGGGGAGTACCTTGAAGAAATGACGATAAGTACGCGCGAAGCAACTCACGACAGCAAGGGAAACCTGAGGTATATCTGGACGAAGGCAAAGGATCACTCACGGCACGCCGACGTTTACGACTACCTCGCGTCTAGGATGCTTGTAACGTCAGACATGACAATTGACGTATCAGTAGTCTGAGGAAATACCATGGCAGACAAAGCCACTAAGCTCGATGACGTTCTCGGGGAAGAAGAAGCTCCCGACGACGGGTTTCCTAGCTCAGAGGACGCACCGATCATAGAGAAGGCGTACATCTTTGGTGAGGACGACCCGGAACTCGTTACAGCCGAGGAGATCATAGACACTCAGTCTGACTTCTACAAGGCGCACCGCCTTGACACGAGTGAGATGAAGAAGAGCATGGCCGGGTCGAACCAGCCTGAGTCACGTGATCCTTCAAAAGAGATCACTGACCGGGATAGGGTTCCACATCCCTTTGATACCAAGATGCTCGCCCAGTTCCTCGAAGCGGAACCAATTCATTTCCGCTGTTGCCGGGTAAAGGTCACGGACTCCGTCATCCGCAATTGGCGAGTAGCCCCCCGGGAAGAGGAGAAGATCACTGCCCCGGAGTTCCTCGCAGAGAAGCAGGGGATGATTTCTTTCACGGAAGCCTGCAATGACTCTGAGGGTTTCGAGGGCGTCCTTGAGAAGGCGGCAACTGATTTTGAGGCAATCGGGTGGGGCGCCATTGAAGTGGTGAGAACACTCGACAAGAAGATAGTGTCCCTTTATCACATACCCGCGTCTCGGCTTTTTGCCCTGCGTGGGTTTCGTGGGTTTATTGAAGTGTGTCCTGTCACGGGCAAGAAGACGTACTTCCAGCCGTTTGGTCAGAAGGTTGTTAGCGTAACCCGTAAGGCTATTGATGGCACTCCTTTGATTTACGATCCAAACTACGACGGCCCTATTGAGAGTGGTGGCGTTTGGAACCTCGTTGACAAGAGTGAACCAAACACGGTGCTCGTTGCAGGTGACATAGCGAAGTCTGCGAACGAGATCCTGTTTATCCCGAAGCCGCACCCGAAGAGTATCTACTATGGCATCCCCGACTGGATTCCTGCGGTGGGTGCTATCCTCGGGAACATCAACATCCGTGACTTCTTCCTCCAGTTTTTTGAGCATAACACGGTTCCTCAGTACGCTGTTATCATCAAGGGCGCGAGGGTCACTGACGAGGTGAAGAATGAGATCAAGAGGTACTTCACTCAGGAAGTCAAGGGACACAATCACCGGACTCTAGTTATCCCGCTACCGGCTGCTGGGGGCGACATCGAAGTTGTCTTTGAGAAGCTCAGCGCCGACACCAAGGAAGGCTCTTTTCAGGATACGCGCAAGAACAACTGGACTGAGATCCTCGTTGCTCACGGGCTTGCCCCGGCCATCGTTGGCGTCATCGAGTCAGCAAACCTCGGCAGTGGCAGAGGCACCGCACAGCAAGAGAACCACAAGAACCGCATTGTGGCGCCTCTCCAGAAGATGTGGGAGAGATACCTGAATCGACTGTTCAAGCATGGCCTTGGGCTTGTCATGTCCCTCATTGACTTTGACGAGTTGGACGAAGGCGACAAGCGCGCGGCTCGCCAGAACAACGTTGAGTACCTCATACACGGGTGCCTGACGATCAATCAGGTCCGTCAGCGGTCAAAGCTTGGCCCACCTATCACAGGGGGCGACAGGGCTTTCGTATTCGTTGGCGGGAACCTAATTTTCGTTGACGAGATGCCGAAGGCAGAGGGCGCCAAGAGCGAGGCGGAAGACTTGGATGCAATCGCCAAAACTATCGCGGAGCTACGGGATGCCTCCAAAGAGCCTAGCAGTTGACGAGACACTCCTTTACCGGGTATTCGCGAAGAGAGTGGCGACTGGCCCTTCCCGCATGTCACTTGAGCGACTCCATGTAGTTCGCTTTCCCCCTGAGTACCACAGGTGGTCTCGACGCCTTGCCCTGCGCTACGTTGACGATGGGATCGTCGAGAGCCTCCTGCGTGCACGGCACGCGATAAGAGGCCGGATACGATTCACCAACCTGTCAGACAGACAGGTGAAAGATCAAGTTAACCAGGCGCTCGCCCCGATCCTCGGTCATTACATTGGTGACAAGCCGGGCACGTCATCAGTGAAGAGTGTCCTTCAGGGACTCTACAAAGACGCGTACAACCTTGGCATCAGTACTGCATACGACGAGATTGGCTTTTTCAGTAAAGCCGTCCCGTCGTTTTTTGGTCTTACAGACGCAGAAATCATCTCGTCAGTTTCTGAGAGGCTTGAACGGGTCGCTGAGTTTACGACAGACACCATCATAACCGATTCAATCAGTATCATTCAGCGTGACCTGTTTCTTGGGGACAAAAGCATTCGCGAGGTACTGGACGCAATCGGTGACCTTGGTGCTGACATTCGCCGTGCTTGGCTGATAGTTCAGACAGAGACGCAAGCCGTTCTTAGCCGTGCCCGTCACGACATGTACTCTAGGAGTGGTGTTAGGCGGAAGAGGTGGCTCTCCGTGGGAGACGACCGGGTACGCGCGTCCCACGTTAGCAACGAGATGCAGGGGTGGATTCCCATAGGGTCTGCGTTCCAGAACGGATCTGTGTATCCTGGGGACACCTCTGACGACGTGAACTGCCGGTGTGTTGTAGAGCCTGACCTCTCTGATACAGGTCTTATCCTTGATGTGTGGGAGGGTGGTGGAACACGGGGTTTTGCCCTTACCCCGTAATCTGCAAACGTTTGCCTTTGAAAGCATAGTCACCAGAGCTATAGTAGTTGAAGGAGGTCCTTTATGAGCCGCAGATATTTTAATTTCCACGCCGCCGTCGAGAAAACATCAGGAGGTGAACGGTCCGTTAAGGGGTTCGTTTCCATGAATAACCCGGACAGGTCACACGATGTGATCGCGCCCGAGTCGTTCAATCTCAAGCGGTTCATGGCAAACCCTCAGGTGATGGTGGACCATGACTACTGGAAGGACTCCAATGGCAATAACCGTACTGTTGGCACAGTTGCCAACGCTACCGTGGCGACCCTCAAGGACATCAAGGACAAAGACAATTGGGGAGTCTTCGTTGAGGGCACTCAGGTTGACACCTTCAACAAGGATCGGGTCCCCGAGGCTTTCAACGGCATCAAGGGCTTGTACGCGCAGATCGCCATTGGCATTGACGACGTGTGGCAGATGGTTAAGACGGGGGAACTCAACAGTTTCTCATGGCGTGGCTTTGTCACCATGGCCAAGGTAGTGATCAATGACGTTGAACATTACGTCACCAAGACCATTGATCTTCTCGAAGTGAGCCTTGTCCACATCCCCGACAACTTCCTCGCGACGTTTGAGATTGCGAAGTCCGTCAAGGGCGGCACGGATCTCATTCGCCGGAAGGATGCTGAAGAACTCATCGTCCAGCGCGTGACCTTTTCGTCAGACGTTTTTACTGAGTCCAGTGCGAAGGAGTGGCTTGTACGCAATGGATTTGAGACAGAAACCTTGCAAAGCATGAAGGGTGAGTTCGTCGCGGAGCAAGTAGACGCCGACACACTCGACCCAGAAATGGCTCTTACGATGCAGGTCGCTACAGGCGTGCAGGTACTTGTTGCGCGGGAAATGCGTGAAAAGGGCTTGACAAACGCCAAAGGAGCAGGTCATAGTAACGGAGAACTCACGAACCTTTCGGAGTTGACTGACCTACTCCGAGAAAAAGGTCTGAACAACGCGCCTAACGCGCCGGAGGACAATATGCCGAAGACACCCGCAGAACTACTCGCTGAAGAAGCCGAGAAGAAGCTGGCAGACGAAGCTGCCACGAAGAAGACGGCAGACGAAGCGGAAGCCACGAATGCTGCGAAGAAGACGGCAGACGAGGCCGGGTTTATTCTTGAGGGCTTTGACGGCTTCACCGCTGACGACATTGCCAAGGCTCTCGTTCTCCTCCAGTCCACGAAGAAGTTGGACGACGAAGCTTTCACCACGGCTCCCGAAAAGGGCAGTGACCTTTATCTGGTTCTGGAACAACTCAAGGGCCTGTTTGACAGCAAGTCCGCTGAGAAGTCCACCACAGACATGAGCGCGATTGTTGCTGACATCGCGGCCAAGACGTCGGAGAACGTCGCGGCTGGCCTCTCGGATGTGGTCAAGAGCCTGACAGACGTAGTCGGCAAACTGGCTGACGGTATGGAAACGGAAACGGAACCGAAAACGGAAGCGGAAAAAGCTGCCGACGCAGAAGCTGCCAAGAAGGTAGTTGACGCAGAAGCTGCGAAGAAGACAGCGGAAGAGACACCTGCTGAGACCGAGTTTGCCAAGTCCCTCAAGGACCAGCTTACCCAGCTTAACACGCGGGTTGAGCAGATGACGAAGAGTGTTGCCACTCCTCCGACGAAGCGGGAAGAAGGCGGCAACTCGACTGATGGCAAGAATCCGAATGAAGTCTTTGGAGACGCCAACTGGCCTTTCGGCGGTAAGTAAGCTGACTGGCCTTGTTACCACTGATCAAGCGCTGAATGATAGACCTTTGAGGAGACTGCGATGAGCAACAAACTGAGTGCCGCATGGCTGATGAGCAAGGCCGCTGTTGACGAGGCGATCCTGCCCAATTCCATCCTGAACCGCCAACAGAGTGACCGGTTCATCGACCTTGTGATTGACTACTCAGTCTTGATCAAGAAGATCCGCAATGTGCGGGTCAACCACCCCAAGGGCGAAATCAACAAGCTGAACATCGGCGCCATCGTCACTGAGGGTGCGAGCAGCACGACCAGCGCCACGACGCGGTCGCCCACTGAGAGCAAGGTCGAATACGACATGGTCAAGTACCGGTCTGCCTTCGACTTGACCACGGACTTCGTTGAGGATAACATCCAAGGCGACACCGTGCGTGACCTGCTCGTCAACATGTTCACGAAGCGCATTGCGGTCGACCTCGAATACGCAGCCATTGAGGGTGACGACGCCCTCGTTACCGGTGACGCCGCAACCGACATCAACAACCTCCTTGGTGTCAACGACGGGATCTGCAAGATCCTCACGGCGGATGTTCCCGCCGCGCAACAGGTTGACGCGGCTGGCGCTGCTTCCAGCAAGAAGCTCTTCCACAAAATGAAGCGCGCCATTCCGGCCCGCTTCCGCGTGGCGAAGCCCGACTACCGGTGGGTCGTTGGGGCGAGCGTGTGGGACAAGTGGGAGCTCGACATGAGTGACCGGGCTACGGCTCTCGGTGACGCTGGTACGCAGGGCTCGGCGCACAGCCGTCCCTTCGGCATCAACATGTGTGAGGTGCCCCTCATGCCTGAGGACCTCTCCATCGGGACATCCATCACGGACGGGACGAAGCTCGTCCTGTCTCCCTTGGACAACTTCATCTGGTTCATCCAGCGTGACATCACCATTGAGTGGGATCGCCAGCCCCGTTCCGACTCGTGGGAAGTGACCATCCATACCCGGACGGACGTGCAGGTCGAGGACTCCAACATGGTCATCCTCGGCAACAACGTGTCCGAGACCGGAACCGACTACGCATGAGCGTAGTTCGGGCAGATTAGCCCAGGCAACCGGAGCGAGGCCCGCCCTTTCACAGGGGTGGGCCTTTCTCTTTCTAGGGAGTAAGAAATGGCAAGGTACCACTCACTGGAGCGCGTTATCCGTAGGCCACTGGGGTCAGGGAGTCTCTTGGGGGTCGAGGTGGGTTGTGACGAGGGGGAGACGTCCGAACACCTTTTACGCGTCTTCCCTGCTCTCGCACTGCACTGCGTAGACCCCTGGGCGGCTTACGAAGGGGACGACTGGTTTAGCCGGGCCAGGCGGGACGCCATAAGGTCCCATGCACGCTGGCACAGGCGCGTTCTTCCCTACTGGAGACGCGTCAGTGAACACCGGATGATGAGTGAGGACGCTGCGTGCGTTCTTTGGAACGTTAAGTTCGACTTTGTATTCATCGATGGCAACCATCAGTATGCCTGGGTAAAGCGTGACATTGAGGCGTGGTTGCCACTCATTAGGTCTGGGGGGCTCCTTGTTGGTCACGACTACACTAACCAGCCTTACGGCGAAGGTGTGATAAGGGCTGTGAAGGAAAAGTTTACCAACGTGCAACTTGCTACTAACATGGTATGGTACGTGCAGGTTGACTAAGCAGTAAGGAGTAGAGTATGAAGACATTGGTACTGACCCGGAATGGTGGTTATCGGACTCCCATAAGCAAGCAAATCGTAGAGCCGGGTAAGTCGTTTAACGTCATTGACGAGGAGGCAGAGCTTCTGCTCCGAACGGGGAACTTCGCTCTCACTGACGACACCCCCGCGCTCCCCACCAGTGCAGGTCTCCAGACACTCCCCCTTGACTGGCGTGGTCTCAATATCCTTGTGAAGTGCGTCGGTGGTATCGGGGACGCTCTTATTGCGTCGGCGGTCACGACTACCCTCAAGGAACAAACGTGCTCTGTCACGATGTCAGTCAGCCAGTCTGCCCGGGAGTTCATTCACCTTGTTACTACCGTTGACTCCGTAGTTACTGGTGGTGCGAGTGCCGGATACGACGTGGTCATAGACCTGACGGGGTTCCTGCTTAAGAATCCGCGTGAAGTTGTTGATGAAGACTTCTACGCACGTGCTATGTCCGTGTCGGGCCTCGGTGAGAAGACCTTTAGGCTCCCCGCGCTCCAAACCGGCATGGCGTCCCGGCAACTCCTGTCTCAGACCAACCAGCTTCGCAATATTGTTGCGATCCACGTCGACGCCAGCGCGGACCACCGTTGCTGGTCTGACGAGAGGTGGCAGAAGGTTATTGATAACATTCCGAAGAACTACCTCAAGGTTGTCCTTGGGAAGAACGGTGGGGGCCGATTCAGTGGGGTTCAGGACGGAACCCATTTGTCACCGCGCGAACAGGTGCTGGTCGTCAAGGCTGCTCGCTTCCTTCTCTGCGTTGACAGCGTGTTCATGCACGTCGGTGGGATTGTGGGGACTGAAACGTTTGTTGTGTTTGGACCGTCAAAGCAGCACGCAGTGGCTGCGCGCTACCCGAGTGTGCACCCTATCAAGGTACCGGCTTCTTGCCAGTGTGGCCCTCTGCTTCGCCCTCAGGACTGTCAGCACGGCTTCCAGTGCATGTTGAGTGTCAGGGTGCCCGATGTGCTCCGCGCCATTCAGAAGTACCTCGGAAGGCGCCACGCGAGCGTTTCCAGTGTTGTGACGGGAGGCCGGGTATCAAACGTGGCTCCCGCGCTCAACCGGAACACACGAGTCGCGTTCGTATTTCCTCACCTTATCCTTGGCGGTGGTGAAACGAGTATGATGCAGGTTGCGGAGGGTTTGTCCAAGTACTTTGACTTGCAAACGTTTGCCGTGAATGCCTGGGAGAGCCCCGGAGTTCCCATGATCAAAGAGGAGATCAAGGAGAGGCTTAACGCACTCATCTTGAAACCCTCGGAAGTCAGCGCCAGCCTGTTTGACGGGTTTGACGTTGTGGTCTTTTACGGGTACCTCGATGCTGTTCCGAAGGCGCTCTCTGAAATGGTGGAACGCCCGACGACTGTCCGGGTTGTGCACACGCACTTCGAGGAAGAGGGCGTCAAGTTCCATGAGAAGTGGAAGGAAGTCATTGACCAAACTGTGTGTGTCTCCCCCGTCATTGCTGACCAGATCCCGGGGGCTGTTTTCATACCGAACCCGGTTGACGCATCAAAGCTTGACGGGGTGACGTTCGACTTGTTTGAGAACAAGCTTCCAACTATCGGGTACCTGGGGCGCCTGGACTTCAACAAGCGCGTGCGTTGGCTCGTGGCCAACCTCAAACACATTAAATGCAACCTCGCTATCCAGGGGCTCAACAGTGATCAGCTTACCATGAAGGACCTCATTGCGCTCGCGGCACACCACGGGGTGACCGACCGGGTCAGGTTCCTTGACCAGAGCCGAAACGTCGGGACGTTCCTCAATTCGATAGACGCCCTTGTGTTGGTCTCGAAGCAGGAGGCGTTGCCCATGGTCGTACTGGAAGCAGCGTGGGTTGGGAAGCCCGTTATATCTACTCCGGTGGGCGCTTTGCCGACTCTGTTCAAGGACACAATCAACTTTCTCGACATGGACGGTGGAGCACCTGTAATTGAGAGCCTCCGTGTCAAGGCTCGTGACGCCCGCCGCCTCAAGTGGAAGGGGCTCAACAAACAGGTCCACGCAACGTGCGCCACTGATGTAGTAGTTGACCAGTACCGTGTGGTCATCCGCGAGGCGTTCGGCAAGTCTTTCGTTGACCCTGTGCAGGATGGCCCTATTGTCTTGTCTCGTTGGGGAGGCCTTGGTGACGTGATCATGTCGTCTGCGGCTATCCGGCGTATCAACGAGACCTTACCAACAACACCAGTCACCCTGGAGACGTGCGAAGACATGGCCCCGGTTATGGCCCGCACGTTTCCGAACATACACGTCGTGTCTAAGGGCGAGGTTCAGGGCGTCAAGCTCGAACTCGACTACCACAACTGCTGGGAGACTGGCAAGCACGCCATTGAAGGCCTTGGTGGCAAGATGGCGGAAGTTGGTGTTACACCCTCGTCAGGCTTCCTCGGGGGTCGCGCACGGAGGAACAGCGTTTCGATTTTCACACACTCATCCCGGCACGGGAGCATTCGCTTGAAGGAGTGGCCTGTTGCCCTTTGGGAAGAGCTTGCCAAGATGCTGAAGAAGCTGAAGTACCAAGTTGTGCAGATTGACCACGTCAGCACACCACGCATGCCCTTCGCCGTAGATGCACGTGTAGACAGCGTTGACGCTCTCTTCGGGCAGGTACACCGCGCAGAGCACGTCGTAACCGTAGAGGGCCTCATAGGCCACATGGCGTGGTGTCTCAACAAGCCTGTCGTCGTAGTACAGGGCAGTGCGTCTAATCCCAACGTGGTGTCTTACCCGATCCACGCCCACGTGACGGGAGCCTCAGACTGTCGCTGTAACGGCAGTATCCACGAGGCGCTCGTAGGGGAAAAGTGTTCTGGCAAGGCACGCTCCGTGGATTGCATGGCGAGTATCTCTCCACTCAGCGTTATCAAGGCACTGCGTGAACAGGGCCTTCGGCCTTGACTTGTGGCTCACTTCGGCCTATCTTTTTAGGGAGGTGAAGCATGAGCAACTATACTACCGTAGATGACCTTAAAGAGTTTAGACCGGCAGGCAGTGATGAGGCACTGGATTTTTCTGACTTCTCTGATGAGGAGTTACAGGTCATTCTTGACCAGGTTGAGGCGCTTTATGAGGCTGCTCTCAATGACAAGTTCTACTCGTTCACTGAGACTGTTCTGGTTGATGGTAACGGCCAGCATTTGCTGTCGCTCCCTGAACACGCAATGTTTCCGTACAGCATTCTGACATTGACGTCTGTGCAGGAAATGGGTTTCAACCAGACGGACGTGCTCACCGCGTACGTTCTCGGAACTGACGTGCAGAACGACGCACACGCTATCTACACGAACACCAATGAACGGGCTACTGCCAGGCAATACGTCGGTAGTCAGAGGCGTTTTCCCAAGGGAGTCAGGAACATAAAGGTGATTGGAACCTTCGGTCACTCCGTTACGCCGGACCCGCTCATTCGGGCGGTACACCAGCTTGCAGTTGCCTGGTCGATTGGGGAAGACGAAGCCGGGTTCAGCCCATCAGCGGGGGGCACTGGTGTGAAACAACAGCAGTGGCAGGACTACATGGTGACCTTTGGCCTTTCTCGGGCCGCATCCGAGCGCATGAACAGGGGCGTCGTGAATATCACGGGGTACCTTGACATCGACAGAGTTCTCACGCAGTACATGAACTACGCGGGCCTGATGTTCGCAATTCTTTGAGGAGATGGCAGATGAGTGACCGCTTCAAGATTGGGCAGCCCGCAAACGCAATTCGCACGGCGATCCAGACGTTTACGGCAGGCGGCGAGGCAATTGACCTTACCTTCTTGAACCACGAAGACGACCCGGTTTCGTTCTACGTTAGAGTCAAGACCGGCACCGCAGAGATACGGGGGTACGAGTCCGCTGATGACTTCGTTGAGTTTGGCACGGCTGTCACTATCGACGTGGACTTCAATAAGCTGGGGGGCCGCGTGCCGATCATCCGAGGCGTAGGGGGGTCGGCGGTCGTCCACATCATTGCGTCGGTCTACCGGAGGGACTCCTGATGAGTGTTAAGAGCGCAGAAAGCGGCGGCGGGACTCCCAGTCCTGCCCTTTTCGCTGATCAGGAACTCTCGTCTGCTGGCACGGCTACTGCTGTGGACGGGCGGAAGTGGGTGAGGTGTGACACAGACGGCGGTGCATTCCCGCTGGCACTCCCCTCTGCGGCAGAAGAGGCTGCGTGCGAACTGCTGATTCAGAATGTCGGGTCGAACATCCTGACTTACGTACCTGATGGGGTGGAAACAGTTAATGACATTTCAGGGAGCCAGACCATTGTGTCGAAGTTTGGTATGTCACACCTGAAGAGCAACGGCGTCAACTGGGAAGTGGCTTCAGAAGTCACACCGTAAAGGACCGAGGAAAAAACACCATGAAACACGTTACTCGAACGCTTCTGACAGCCGCCCTACTCTTGGGCGGCTTCTCCAGTTTCGCAGGCAAGGGCAATGTCAAGCGAGATGAGACCACTGGGGTTGTCACTCAGAAGTTAGACCTCACAGGTGGGGCCAAACTGAATGGTGGCCCGGACCTCGATGCAAACGCAGACGGCGTTGTTGACGTGGCAACGTCTTCAACTACGAGTTCTGACCCGGAGCTTGCCGCGCTTGCTGGCACGGCCAGTGCGCCTGACAAGCTACCCTACTATGACGGGGTTAACAGTGCTACAGTAGCTACATTCACTAACTTCGCCCGAACGCTTATTGCCTCGCCCGCCAACACTACAGCACAAACGATTCTGGGGCTTGTCCCGGGGACCGACGTTCAGACGCAGAGCGCCAACCTCAACACATACGCAGGGATTGCGCCGTCTGCCAATGTTCAGAGTGTTTTGGGGGCTGTTAGCTTCGCGGCGATCAACATCCTGCTTGGGGTCACAGTCGGGACTGACACGCAAGCGTGGGACACTGACCTCGACACATACGCCACGATTCCACCAAGCGCGGATGTTCAGGGCGTTCTGGGCGCGGGCTCATTTGGCGCGATCAATGCCTTACTCGACACGCAAACGGGTGTGGATTTTGAGTCATACGCCAAACGTCTGACACCTCTGGTGAACGGCTCCTTTCGTGAACATTTCGACGCACTGGTTTCGTCTGACGGCACCACAATCACAGTGTCGCTTGAGCAGACAGGCGGCGGTGACCTGACTATGCAGTTTAGCGATGGATTGTTAGCGTACGACACGTCACCCGCGACCACCATAGCCCTAACTGCTGGAACAACAGAGGCGCCGCAATCTAACTACATCTACATCTTGCAAACGACCAAGGCATTGACAAAATCCACGGTTGCATGGCCAGCAACTGAACACATTCGGGTCGGGTACTTTTTTGTCCAATCAGCCGCTGCCGTCCAAGCGCGTGACGCGTTGATTAACCAGAACTGGAACAATTGCTTGGCGGGCACTGACCTGATGGGACACATGCTCCACATTGGCCGCTGGATTCGTGAGCAACCCGCGAACTACAAAAGCGGGATTGACGGTGCTGGAGCAGACGATTACACGACCAGCGGTGCGGGTACAGTGGACTATCTGGCGAGTGGTGGCAAGGTCGGACAATTACATTTGCACACGTTTGCCGCAGTGGACACTACTGGTGCTGACATTGTCGTCTTTCCCAACCATGACACCTCACCGAACTTTTCAACCGGCAACATGTACGACGTGGTAAATGATGCGTCTGGGGGGACACTCACGAACAGGTACTTCAACATTATTGTGTGGGGCGTGGCAAACAAGACCGGAGGTGCCCCCCACACCATGGTGAACCTGCCAGCGGGTTCCTACACTAACCTGTCCGGGGCGGCGGGGGACGCTGATGGACACGACGTATTCTTGATCCCTAATGAGTACCAGTATGAGAGCGGCACCGGGTTTTTGATCTGTAGGTTGACCTTCCAGAAAACCGGCGGGACCTGGGTTTACAAAGCCACTGTAGACCTTCGTGGACAGACCCCCGCGGGTGCAACCGGCGGCGTGGTGGCTGGGTCCGTAAAGGAATTTTTGGATAGCCAGTTCCGAATTGAGCAATTAGCGGACCCGTCAGCAAAGTTTGCGTTTGACGCTTCCGCGATTGCGACGGAAACAGTTAGGACTGGTACGGTTCCTGACCAGGATCTCGACTTTACTCCAGGCACGGGCACGTTTGCCTCAGCAGCAGAGGGGGACCTGGCGGCAACGGCCTTACAGAGCATACTCACGGACACTACTCCACAGTTGGGCGGTTTTCTTGACCCCAACGGGAACTACGTAGGCCGCGATAAGGGAGGTGATATTGCTAGTTCCAATCCCCTAGTCATTGATGTTGACGGTGACTACTTTGACGTGACAGGGGTTACAAACTTTTCAACGATGACCGTTGTTGTAGGGCGAGACTACGTCTTGCATTTCGACGGCATTTTGACGATGACACACGGCACGTCCTTGTTCCTGCCAAATGCCGCGGGCGACATCACGACCGCGGCGGGTGACACGGCGGTCTTCCAAAGCACTGCGTCAAACACTGTTGTTTGCACGCGCTACACCAGGGCGGACGGGACAGCGTTGGTTACCAGTAGTAGCGTGTACGGCATTGACACTGACCCAGATAGTTTGATTGAGGCTGACGACGGCAAGATTTTGTCATTCCAGTACAACGCACCAGACACAACATATAACGAACTTTTCATTCCCGGTGATTCAGACTACCAAGACGCAGGGCCGAACCTGAGGACAGTTACGGCTGTGGGAAACGCCAATTATCAGACATCTGTAAAGAAGTATGGTGCTGGCGCATTGTCTGCGGACGGGACTGGTGATTGGTTCAGCATCCCAGATTCAGATGATTTTGCCTTTGGGACTTCGGACTTTACTATTGAGTTTTGGATTTACCCCAATGTCCTAGGCACGAACCGGGACCTATTTGGACAGATAGAGGACGGCAACAACGAGTCCAAGATCCGCGTCGAAGCCAGCGGTAACATAAACTGGGGCGTCTACCAGAGCGGGTACCTCGTGAACACAACGACAAGTAGCGGGGTGACGGTTTCAACATGGAACCACGTAGCCGTTTGCAGAGATGGAAATACGTGGCGCACGTACGTAAATGGGGTCCAACAGGCGTCGTCTACAAGTTCCACGGCGTACGCTAACTTTGCGGCTGACGTTTACCTCTGTGGTAATGGCCCGTATGCTGACTTTAATGGGTACATGGACGAACCACGTATAGAGAGTGAATGTCGGTACCCCGATGGCACTACCTTCACTCCAGTACAGGCTACCGTTACAACTGCTGACCCTTACTATGACGTTTCAGCTTTTGCTACCTCCACTGATGGCACCCTGGCCACCAACTCTGACGCGCTCATCCCCACCGAGAAGGCTGTGAAGACCTACGTCGACGGGGGGTGGGCTTTTGTGCCGACGACTGACTACACTGCCACGCCGACTGACACAGACACGCTGGCCATGTCAGACACCAGCTATGTAACGGTGGGGGCTCCTCTGCGCTACACGATAGGTGCCACGATCTATTATGGGCAGGCTGTGGCCGTAACCACAGATACGAGTATAGACGTTGTAGGAGCACCTCTGAGTGCTTCCGTAACGAAGCTGGAAGTTGGCCCGTTGGAGAAGGCGGTCACGGAAACCATCATAGTCACCAGCACCTACGCAAATGGTACTGACACGGACCTCTTGGCCAACGACATGAACAGGTATGCCAAATGGCGCATGGGCAAGGCCTACTGTGTGAGTTTCAGTTGTGTCCAGAAGACGATTGATACCGGCACAGAGCCCAAGGTCAACGTCCAGATCAACAACGCCCAGGTCTCGACGGCAGACAGTAGCAACGGCGTTCAGCTTGGTGCGTCTGGGACGTGGGTTGATAACTCGGCTATCGCGATCAGCACGGCGAACTATGACATCAACTTTGACGAAGAGCTGGAGATTGAATGCACAGCCGCAGGTGGCACAGGGGACGCGGCTAACTTGACCGTGCTGCTGACTTTCATTCTTGAATAGGCGTGGAGAGTGCTTGCCCTTTTACTGCTGTTGACGCACCTAACAGTGACGACTAGGATTGATAGATCATGAGCGCACAATTCGACTTCGCCAATACAGTGATCTCCAGAGCAGCCGCAGAGCAGGGCGCTGACTTTGATTGGGAACTACTCTGGAAGGACTCCGCAGGCGTTGGGGTAGACCTCACAGAGGCGACTGCCGAGATGCACGTGCGTGTTACCGCACAGTCCACTTCACCTGTCCTGGCCTTGTCAACAACGAACGGGCGGATCTGCATCCCGAATGGAACTGACGGGAAGATTCTGCTGCACATCGAAGCCGCTGACATGCCAATGATCGACTCTGGGAGTTACGTGTACGACCTTGAAGTAACCCTTCCAGGTAATTTTGAGTGCGCGCCCGAGTTGAGTGAAACCAGTGAAGCAACGGAGTCATCGCAGACATCGGGGTCTTCAGAGCGCGTTCCTGATGACCACTTGGAGAAGTCCAGCGACTCAACTCAGTCCAGCGGTTCCAGTGGTTCCAGTGGTTCCAGCGGGGACCCTTCGTCACAGTCACCTTCGTCACAGTCACCTTCGTCACAGTCCCTTACGTCTCCTTCGTCGCAGTCCCTCTCGAATGCCTTCGGCGGTGGCAGTATCACACGGCTGATGGAGGGCAAGTTCATTGTGTCCGCGGAGGTCACGAGATGAGTGGGTCAGTTACAATTCAAATGCCGAAGCCGACAGCTACGAACACCGTAAGGATTACGGCAACGAGCGTTTCCGGCGTGATAACGATTAGTAGCGGAACGAAACAAATTATACTCCGAGACGCTGTGAAGACAGTTGTACTTTCGGTGAAATGAGGTTCAGTATGCCAGACGCAGTTACAGAAGCCCTCGCTGGATTGGAAGACACAAAAATGAGCACACCTAAGACAACGCTAAGCACGGCCATTTCAATCTGCGCTGTGTTCGGGCTCGGCTTTGGCCTGATTGCAAACTTCCAAGACTGGGCCAGTACCTACGTTGACAGGAAGTGCGTTGATGGGATGATTTTGGAAAGTCGTAACCACCTCCGCGCTGAACTTGCAGGTGCGATTGCGATTGAGCGTCAACGTGCGGAAGGGTTGACTGAGGCAACTGACAGAAACACTGACGCCCTGGAGAGGCTCGACGTAACCCTGACGGGTATGAACGACAAGCTGGTCAACGTTCGCCTTGCCCAAGAGGTCGTCCAGACGAAGCTCGACATCTTGTTGAAGGAGTGGAAGAGTGACTGAGTTACTGAAACTCGCCATGTTATCTGAGATCGTCTACCAGACCCGGGATGCTGAACAGGCTCCCGGGTTTGTTGGTTGGCTGGAAGACCCCGATACGGACACTCAGTGTGGCGTCTTCAGAGGGGACGGAAGCCTTATCTTTGTTCCCAGAGGGACCAGCAGTGTGGAGGATGTGCGCATAGACTTGAAGGTTGGCAAGCAACCTTGGACCAACGCAGACCAGCCAGACGACCGTCAGGAGGTCCACGGGGGCTTCCTACGGGCCTTTAACGCGGTACGCGGGGAAATGTACGAGATGGCTGAGAAGGCTAACGTGGAGCGCCTCGTCTTCTGTGGGCATTCTTTGGGTGGAGCCATTGCTACTTTGGCAGCGTATGACTTTGCGATAAACACAAGCTCTATCGTTAAGTGCGTTACGTTTGGTTCCCCCCGTGTTGGCAACAGGGAATTCGCTAAAGCGTTTTCTCAGAGAGTCCCATGCCATGTTAGAGTAACAAATGCGGCGGACCCCGTGACGGTCCTTCCTCCTTTGTGGATGGGGTACTGGCCTTGCGGCAAACGTTTGCACGTGGGAATGCCCCGGTGGAGGGCTCTTCTGAGGAATGTGGGGAACCACCACAGGAACACTGTGAAAGACCACGGGATGCCCAACTATGCTAAGGCGTTGAGGGCTTACACCGGGCCTGGCGTCTGAGGAGAAACCAATGAGCACGACCGGCGTAAACAGAGGAATGAACAGGCGGGTTGACGTAATCGCCATCGAGCGTGCAGGAACGGATTACGGCACGATTGAAGGGCAGGAGCAGGTTGTCGCGTTTAACGTGAAGTGCAGGTTTACTATTTTCACAGGTGCGGACGAGGGCGCCGTGCAGGGTAGAGGGGTCAACATCAGGTGGAAGGTTGTCATGAAGGACACAGACATCTTTGGCTCGTTTGAAGAGGAGCAACGCACGTTCAGGTTGGCAGAGAACAACAAACGGTATACTGTTGTAAGTGCTAACCGCCGCCGTCTTAGGTCTGGGAAGGGAGTCCACGTTGGGCTCGTCGTAGAGTTGGAAGAGTAATGGCCCGTGTTTTCAACATAGAACTCCACGATAGAGGCTTGAAGAAAGGTCTCAGACGGCTCCGTGCTGACTTGTTTCCAAGCGTTGTGGGTCCTGTCCTCTTCACATCGCTGAACCACACGTACATCCCTAAAGTCCGGCGCACGATTCGGAGCAAGAACCTCGTTTACAAGGGGACTTTGTTTCGCAACATGGAAGGGCGGATCGTAGTTGCCGGGAAAGACGCTGCGGTTGATGTTGGCGCGTTCGGGGTGAACTACGGACTGAACCTTGAACTTGGGGGTCCCCCAAATTGGGTGCCCCTCGCTCCGCTGATTGACTGGAGCCGTTTGAAGGTGAAGGCGGCTAACCCGTACGCACACGCCAGGGCTGTACAGCGCACAATCGCCAGGAAGGGGACGAAGCCCCATCCGTACATGATACCAACGTTCAAGCGGACCAAGGGCAGGTTCACCATTGACTTTGTGAAACGCATGAGAGCACGATTAAAGACATGAGAATTTTTAACAAGTAATGCGTGACTGTTAGCCGTGTGAACGGCTTGAGAAGGTCAGGAGGGTGACGTCATCAAACTATTCTGGAAAGCGATTGCGGCAACGCTCAGGGCCGACACGGAACTCGTTGCGTTGGCGAAGTACGAGGCGGGAACGAACTTGTCACTCACCCGGGGTGACTTCCGTGCGATTCAGTTCAAGCATGGGATCTTCTTCATAGAAGACCCCGCTGACCCAATCCTTGAGAATGTGAACTCAAATGAACTCAAGGACTGGCGGGTCAACTTCACGATCATTGCGATTACTGAACTCGACGTAGCCGACATGTACCAGCGGTTCGAGAAGATGTTCGATGAGGCCGACCGGAAGTTCCTTGACTTTAGCACTGAAGACATCCATTGTTACTGGTCAGGCATTGAAGACGTTACAACGATTCGGTTTGACGATAAGAAGAAGGTGAACTCAACATCTGTGACGGTTGAGGTCCGGTGGGCCTACAAGACTTGACGCATGCGTGATACAGGGCTACCTTTACCATAGTTGGCTTAGTAAATTGCAGGAGGAAGTAAAATGACGACAGCATCAACAAATGTAGTGTGTGGCTCGGCCACTTTGAGTGTAGCTGGCGTGGACGTTGGTTTTACCCGGGACGGTATCCGCGTCAGGAACGAACGTGAGTACGTTGACGTTGAGGCCGACCAGATCGTCGGGATCGTCAAGAAGTGCAAGTCGATGGAGAAGATGTTCGTTGCGACAACCTTCCTTGAGTCCACTCTCAGGAACATTCAAACGGTGTGGGACCACCTCGTCGGCGGGACTCTCCTTGGGTCGAGCACGGAACAGGAAGTTACGCTTGCTGTCACGGGGCCTGGTCCGACAAACGTCAACCGAACTATTACGTTTGACCGCGCCATTTCGATTGGTGAGGGCGAACTGAACTGGTCTCGTGACGAGGAGACCGCACAGGAAGCTGAGTTTGAATGCCTGAAGAATAGCTCCGGCTACTTTGGGGCAATGTCGGACGACTACACCGTTTCCAGCGACTAATAGCGGGGTATAGTATGGTATCGACTAAGGACGTAGAAGAGGCCGCGTTTCTGTGGTGCCAGCCAGGGGTGACCTTTGAAAAGGCGTCCCCGAGGCCTAAACAGGGACGCGGCGTCTCCGTGTACTTTGAGTTTGATGTGGGTGAGTTGGACTACGACAGTCTTAAGCGCGCCTTCTTCAACCGAAAAAGTAGGGTAGAACCGCGCGAGTACGCGCAAAAGCTGGGCGACATCAGGAACATCCTGCACACGGCCCTGCGGAGAGGTAGTAGGGAATGAGCGACACGATCTTGAGAAAGCATAAGTCTGTTACCGTTGCTGACGGGAAAGAGACCTTGAATGTCTACGAGCTTACCATGGACGGGGTCATCAACTTGATTGATGATCTCGTGGGCTTGTATGAGGTGTTTGATGAGACAGAGCTTGCGGACATGAACGGCGTTGCCGTGATGCGCAAACTCGTCCAGAGTGGTGCACTGGCGGGCAAGTTCCGCCGGTTCTTCGCTGAGGCAACTGGGAAGCCTGTGGAGCGTTTTGAGAACCTCCCGGTTTCCGACTTCGTCAAACTCCTCAAGGCGTTCTTTGAGGTGAACCCGATCAGTGAACTGAGGACACTTTTTTTGGAACTGAGAGAAGTCCTGGCACCAGGGACGAAGACGGGCTGACTGAGCAGATCGCCAGGATTCTCCACTACTACTCCGGTTACAGAGTTGACACGGTGGGAACGCTGACGATAAGACAGTTGGGGCTTCTCACACTAGAGTCCTACAGGTTAGAAGCGGCACAGCTACTTGCAAGTGCGAATTCTGTACGTGTTGCCCACCACGGAAAGCGAAGCCAATTTGAGCGGTTCTGCAAGCCTTTACAGCGTGTTGTCAATGCGCGGAAGTCTCGTAAAGAGATGGTAAAGACGAAGAAGCAGGCCGAGGAAGTTGGGTTGAAGCTTTCCTAAAGGAGCGGCAATATGGCACGCAATCTTGGCGAGGCTATCCTCAGAATCAGGACTGACTTTGGCAAGGCCATAAGTGGCATTGACAAGGTCGGTAAAAGTTTGCAGACCCTGGGATCTGGGATGCAGACGATGGGGAGGAGTTCTCTTGTTTTTGGTGCGGGTCTCTCAGCCGCTCTGGGCAAGGCTGCTCAGGCCGGGATCTCTTTTGAGAAGCGGGTGGATGCTGTCCTTGCGCGTACACAAGAAGGGGGTCCCGCGTTTGAGAGCCTCAACAAGGAAGCTCGTAGGCTTGGTCGAACAACTGTGTTCATGGCTACCGAGGTTGCTGAGGGTATGCAGTTCCTCGCACAGTCTGGCCTGAAGACCAACGACATCATCGCGGCCATGCCGGATGTCCTAGACCTCGCTATCGCCGGGGAACTCACCATGGCGAAGGCCGCAGACGTTGCGGCAAACGCCATAAACGCTTTTGGAAAAAAGGCGGGTGATTTTGTTCAAGTTGCTGACGCAATGGCGATAGGCGCGGCGAGTTCCAATACCAGTGTTGCCCAGATGGGTCAGGCTTTCGGGTTTGTAGCAGCAGCAGCAGCACCAACGAAATCAACTATTGAGGAAGTTGCTTCGGCTATTGGTGTCCTTGGAAACGTAGGTCTCAAGGGGGGCCGTGCAGGTACCGGGTTACGCCGTATGTTCGCAACATTGTCGAAGGGCGGGTCAAGCCTTGAGAAGAAGCTTGCAAAGCTTGGGTTGACTTTGGGAGACGTTGACCCTAACACGAACAGCCTTACCCAGATTATTGGGAAGCTCGCACAAGTAACCCCGGAAGCTGCAAAGGCATTCAAGGTACTTGAGAAGCGTGGGGTTAACGTTGCTGACACACTTACAAGTCTGATAGAGAGTGGAATGTCGTCAAAAGAGGCTATGAAGGCGCTGGGTAAGCAGGCCGGGCTGTCCGACAAAGAAATTATGGGCATGGGGCGGAACGCAGGAGTATTGTTTGACATCTTTGGGGTACGCGGGGCCATTTCTACGATTGCGCTGACGAATAATCTTGGGAAGTTTAACCAGATTCTTAAGAAGATGAAAAAGAATCTTAAGAAGGGCGGGGGCGCGGCTAAGAAGATGGCTGGCGTCATGCAGGACAACGTGGCGGGTGCCCTCAAGCTTGTCAAGTCCCGCTTTACTGACATTGACATTGAAGTACTCACCCAGATTCGTGTTAAGTTGCGAGCGGCTCTAAAGAGCCTGACTGACTTCTTGGACAAGGTCCTTAAGTGGGTGTCCAAGAATCCAAAGCTTGTTACTCAGATGGTTACGCTCGCGTCGAAGGTTGCACTGGTAGCAACAGTTTTCGGAACACTGGCTCTCGTTGTTGGCACAATGATAGTGAGCCTTGCCGCGTTCCTTAAGGCTTGGGCAGCCGTCTCGGTTTTACTAACCCCACTAGGGCCAGCCTTACTCGTAGTGGCTCTTGCCTTTGGGGGGCTCTTTTTGGTTGTCAAGAATAACAAGGGGTCCATAGCTGCGTTCGTGAGGTCACTCACTAATTTGGACCCCGCAATACAGGCTTTGCTAAAACTGAAGAACACGTTTCTCCGGTTAGGTGCGTCTATTGGAGGCGTCTTGGACGCCCTGGCGAAGCGTCTTGGTGCTGCGTGGGCTGGTACACTAGGTAGGTGGGTAAACTCTTGGCTTGGGTCTACTGCTAAGGTTCTCGGTAACCTAAATGATTTCCTCGTAAAGGTTGAGCTTTTCCTCAATCGCCTTTCTGTGGCAATCAAGGACGGGGTTGCACTGGATTTCGTAGAGAAAGAGTTCCTTACAGCGTTCCCAGAGGCCCCTGACTGGATTCGGAGAGTGCTGGGTTGGAAAGACAAGTTTGCAGCGATTCTCTCGGAGATGCAACTCAACATTGAGTCCTCCGTTAGCGCCATGGGAACGACGTTGGATTTTCTTGCCCTTTCTTTTCGGGGGGAATTCGTTGGCGCGGCGAAGCAGGCCCAGGTCGTGTTTAGTGATGTCGTCGATCAGATGAAAGCGGATCTTGCCACGCTCAAGGAGCCTTCTGGGGAGGGCCTTTCCCATCTTATAGAGGGCATAACGTCTTTTTCGGAACTAAAAGAGCCCTCTTTGAGTGTTCTCGAAAAACTGTGGGAATCTATGAAGAACGTCCTAGAGACGGCCAAATTACTGAATTTTGATATACCCCTAAAAGCGATTCAGGGGTTTATCGAGGGACTGTCTTCCGGTTTCTCTATTGACTTCGCTAAGCATATTGAGCTTGTTTCTGACATGCTGAAGAACTCGTTCTTGTTTTTGAAGAACGCACTCGTTAGAGTCTTTGGCAGTCTTCCAGAGGGGGTAAAAGGTTTTGGGTCCCTCGAAGACGTGCTTGAGACAGTTAGGGTTATCTTTTTTGCAATAGGTAGCTTCCTTGGGACCACGCTCAGTAAGGGTCTGACAGGTGCGATTGCACTTCTAGCGGGGGTAGTCCGGGGCATAGCCGCTTTCTCTGACGGGCTGTTTTTTCTCATAACAGACTTTGACACTTTTGGTACCGCCCTTAAGCTCACATTCAGCGACTGGATTAACGATCTTATCGACGCGGTACTAGATGGGATTCGTGAGTACTTCACTGGTATCATGGACGACATTGCTGAGCTTTTAGAAGAGTTTGAGGGTGATACCGTCTCAACTGTTGGCGTTGTTAAAACACTCTTTGAGGGCCTTTTCGGTTTCATTAAGTGGGGGTTGGGTGACGCCCTGGGTGATATTCGCGAACTCCTTGGTGAGGCTGAGAAGCTTAAGGGGGGTGTCTTACCGAGGGTTCCCGGCCTACCGGGTCTCGGCGGTGCTAAGGCGGACCTCGCGGGTGTGGGCCTGGCGAACGTTGCAGCAATTGGGGGTCTCGGGGCTGGCGGTGGACAGGTAGTTGACAACCGTGTGACGAACTTCAAGGTGGACACCAAGCTTGACGAGAACACCATGATGCGTACAGTCTCGAACAAGTTTGACGAGTCAGCCAGGTCTAGGAGAGGGAGATGACGCAAGCCCAGATAAAGTTAACCAGTGATGGTGCCTACACCCTCTTGCCACTCCAGCTCAGGTACAAGCCTCTCATGCCGAAGAAGAGGTATACCCGGATGCCTGTTGTGGACGGGGTTGTCCAGCACACGGGGAACCAATTGTATCCCTCGGATGGAGTAATCCCCTGGTCGCTTGAAGCCGCAGATCAAGACGAGTTGGCACTGTTCATCGGGCTCTACAATACAACGACGGCCCCTACGTATGACTTTATTGGGTACTGGGGAGACGTGTACGTTGTTAGGCTTAACGACATTGACGACCCCGATGTGCAGTCACGCCTGTTCAATCTCTCTGGTGCGTTCCACGTGGAATCCGTGACGTCCTACGTGTTGGCGTCCAGCTTCACGGACACCTCTGGCTCCAGTTGATAGGTGACACATGGGTATGCTGTTCTCAACAAATGTTAGCATCGTTGAGGAGTTCACTCGACGCCTGACCTTCCTGGACGCGCCGGTACCCTATTCCCCTGCTGACGAGCGTAGGTATCGGCACACGAACGAGACGGTAACCCTCTCTTGGTCTGTCGACGCAGGTGTTAGCTTTTATATCTTGCAGACGGCGCTATCCCCCGAGTTTCGCGGGCCGTTCGTCAGAGGGTACAAAATAAGCAGTGCCGCGTTTGAGTCAGGTGGGCAGACCAGTCTCTCAACTGTGTCCGGTTCTTTTTACCCGGACGTGCCTGAGAACCCGGGAACGTACGCGTCAAAGACTCTCTCTATTGGTGTTGACTACTTCGTTGGTCTCCCCGTGTATTGGCGTGTGTACGCGCATGCTGCGGGGTCTAACTTTGTGGATGACTCTGGGGTGGGTCTCTTAAACCCGCGTGGAATTTCTCCTGCGTCAGAACCTCGGATGTTTCGGGTAACACCCCCGTGGCCAATCAACGTTGTTGGTGCGGCAGAGAAGGACAAGGGAGACGAAGATGGGAGTAATTCGAGCGGGACTCAGATTGGGGAGTCCTCTCCAGAGACGCCCTCAATAACTGACATGGATGGAGACAAGTACATCTCTGCGGGGCAGTCAGCTAACGGCGTGGTGCGCGTCGAGTGGTCAGGCCCTGCGGAGGCTCCCTGGTCATGGGAGGCTCGTAACTTCTTTTGGATTACCGAGGACGACTTTGCTTGGGTGCCTGGCAGATCCACAGAGCGTTTTGTAGAATTCACAATTGATCCCGAGGCTCCCCATGGGTCTTTCGACGTCAGGTTCACCATCATCGACCCGGTAACGGGTAACTCAATATTTCAGGATCACACTGTGGAAGTCCTGTCTACAGCGGAAGACTCAAGTGGAGGGTCGAGTTGGTCAAGTGTGTCGAGTGTCAGCAATTCTGACGGCGTAATATCCAACGGCGTCACTGATGTACTCTCTGACGGCGCAGGCAACTCTGAGGGCGGGTGTTCCGGTTCGTCTCTTGGGGTCACGTCTGCGGGGCACACGGACCCATCAAGCCTTTCAAGCCCTTCGAGTGGGGGGTCAAGCCTTTCAAGCCTTAGTAGCCCCTCAAGTGGTGGCTCAAGCTTGAGTCTGTCGAGTGGAGGGTCAAGCCTGAGTCTGTCGAGTGGCGGGTCGAGTCTTACCAGTGTGCTGAGCCCCTCCAGCGCGTCAACTCTTTCCAGTGCGTCTTCTCTTTCCAGCGCGTCAAGCTTCTCTTCGGAGGGGTTCACTAGCCTGTCCTCCTTGGGGGAGACATCACAGTCTGACGGCATCTCAGCGAGTGACGCAGGCGGGGTAATTTGCCTGGCAGCAGTCACGGGTGTCGATTGTGACACGGGGTGCTATCTTATCACTCCAGTAGCGTACCTGATAATTAACGGTAAACTGTACGAATCAGCCACTGGATGCCCAGAGGACTGTCCATAGGAGGGCCTTTTCATGGCGAACTGGCCTATTGCAAACGCTTGCAACCACTGTTGTGACTTATCCACATCCACACTGAGCAGCCTGTCCACGACGAGTGTTAGCAGCCTGTCCACGACGAGTGTGTCGACCACCAGTAACTCGTCTCTGAGCATTTCTCCCACGAGCCTTAGCACTACCAGCGTAAGTAGTCTTTCAACGACATCCGTTTCAAGTTTGTCGACAACGAGTGTGAGTTCGCTGAGCACTACCTCGGTATCTTCTCTCAGCACTACGAGCCTCTCAAGTCTTTCGAGTGGGACTTTTACGTCAGTCAGTAGCTTTAGTTCACTCTCCACCACGAACCTTAGCTCAGTCTCCACCACGAGTGTGTCATCGCTAAGTACGACCAGTCTCTCAAGTCTCAGCACAACGTCACAGAGTTCCCTTAGTACTACTTCGGTTAGCAGTTTGTCAACGACGAGCCTGAGTTCTCTGAGCAGCGGCGGGAGCAGTCTTTCCAGTCCGTCGTCTTTGTCCACGACAAGCCTCTCCTCACTCTCAACGACGTCTCAGAGCAGTCTTAGCACCACAAGCCTGTCTTCACTCTCCACGACGTCACAGTCGTCCTTAAGCACCACCTCTGTGTCCTCACTGTCAACTACAAGCGTTTCCTCCCTCTCAACAACATCCTTGTCCTCCCTCTCAACGACCAGCTTGAGTAGCTTGTCCAGCGGCGGAAGTAGCCTTTCCAGCCCCAGCAGCCTGTCAAGCTTGTCTACCGGGGGAAGCAGTCTTTCCAGCCCCAGCAGCCCGTCCAGCCTGAGTTCTTTTTCAACGGGTGGGTCAAGCCTGAGTAGTTTATCGAGTCCGTCCAGTGGTGGGAGCAGCCAGTCAGGAGGGAGCAGTCTTTCCAGCGTGTCGTCCCCCTCCAGTGTGAGCGTCAGCGACTTATCGTCTCAAACGTCAGTCTCAGTGAGTTACTCGTCTTCCCTGTCAACTCTTTCGTCGGTCTCTCAGAGTTTCTCTACGTCGTCAGCCCCGGAGTATGGCCCGTGGTACTTTAGGACGAGTTCAGCCGTTGACCGAGTCTACACGTACGATAACAACTTTGCCGCCAAGGACTGGTTCTCAATTAACTTTGGGGTGGCAGCAAGGGACATTCAGGCTGAAGATGACGGTGTTGGTGTTTTCGAGGGGAACGCTCTACTACGCATAACATTTAGAGACTTCAGTGACTCCGCTATTGATGCTGCAATTGACTCCTGTTGGAACACCGACTTTGGAATAGCTCCGCGGTACGGCTCGGACGATGAACAATTGACGTGGGGTGTGGATTCAACGGCAGGGGCTGAAAAGTTATCTGTGTGCATAGGGTGTTCCGGCACCTACACGAGGACGGATGGCAGGATAATAGGTATCCGTGGGTGCACATATAACGGAACTGACATTGTTGTTCTTTACGCGGCGACAAACCAGGGGTCTGTCCGTGCGCACGACCCCATCTCACTCGTGACCCAAGGAGCCCTTGACATATCGGGGAACTACTCAAACGACACGGGGGACCTCGTTGACGACATAGCCTACGTCGATGGTAAGTATTACATGGTCCAGCAGAACGGTGTGACCGGGGTGAGAATCCACAGGTTTGCCGCTGACGGGGTCTCTAACCTGCCAAGTACGTGGGAAGCCTCCTTTGACATTGACAACCCAGACCTCATAGGGCACCAGTTCTCACATCGTGATGAACTTAAGCCAACAGCTCTACTCTTGCCTGAGTTCCCTGTGTTGCAGATTGAAGGCTTTGACGTACAGGACGCCACCATGGCTTCGTTTACGGCAGACCCAGGCTCAATGTTGACTGACCCTGGCAACAACATTAAATGTGCTTTCCACTTCATACGGGAAACTCCGACAGGGAGCACGTGGAGCATATCACCTGCCATGAAAGCGGGTGAATGGCCAACATGTGTTGATGAGAATGATTATTTGATTGACCCGATTGGAACGCGGATTACGGGCAGCACCGGTAACTGGACATTGACCATCATGGGGGTTGGGATGGGGGAAGGCACTTCGGGCCAGTCCTCGAATGGGGACACGGCAAGCAGTGACGGCCTCATAATGTGGCAGGGGACGAGCGACAAGAATCAGCCCTACAGCACGTACACACGAACGGGGGGTTCAGACTCCACGGCTACCTTGTGTGTTAGGCACTACGCGGGGGCTTTGCAGAATGGTGGTCGGTACATGGCCTGCATCCAGAAGGGGCAAGCGTACTGGACGTGGTGGGCCTACCCAGAGAGCGTGGGCGTTTTAGCTGGGAACCCTTGGACCAAGGCAACGTATGCTAGTGCAACCCTGTCCTGCACAACCTTCACGTGGACGTGGACAACGATGACGTGGCAAATGTGCTACCCGGTTGGGAACAGTGGCAAAGAAGAAAAGTTCGTGGGCGAACTAGAGGGTGGGAGGGGTTTGACCTTTCATGCAAAGAATACATCAACATATTATGGGTACGCGCAGTCTTACTCGAAGATTTCGGCTAACCTGGGGTATGCCCCTGTTGTAATGGTATCCTTCACAACTGGTGTCACGGGGTACCTGAAGGCTCGCCTCTTGTCTGGTGTCGTTAATGGGGCTCAGAGTTCCCGGTTCAGTTGGCAGCCAATCCCCTCGTGGCCAGCACCGTAAGTAGGGAGTAAGAATATGGCGTATCTCGTAAGCGGGACTGCCCGGAGTGGAACAAGTCTGTTCGTGGCATGCGTGCGGAAGGGCTTGGGGGAAGACAGGGTGTATGGGTTGCACAGCCCGAGTGTCACCTGGCGGGAGAAAGCCATAGCAGAAGCTGTCAAGGATAACCCGGATTTTGGCCCTTGGCACGAGTTCACTAGGAACAAGCTCTTCCCTGACGCGGACATGGAACAGGCACGCACAGATGAAATGAATCCCAATGGGTTTTGGGAATGCGAGTTCACTGTTTCTGGGTTGGTTTACACGTTAGCCTCGGCGGACTTCTTTGAAGCGGAGGAAGCACGCGAAGCTCCTATTGTTATGAAGATTGTGAGTTCCGGGTTACTCCGCACGAACCCCTCTTATGTTGACGGTGTTGTTATGATGGTACGAGACTTCCGTAAGGTTGCTCTTTCGCAGCGTCACCTTTGGAGGAGGTCGCTCCAGAACATGATGCAGGCGATGGCTCCCGAGGGGGTAAGCATTGATAATCCAGAAGTAGTAAGCCCCGAGATGTTCATTGGGAACGCACTTGCTGCTGCTCGGTGGTTCACGAGATACCCGGACGTACCTCGGATGGTGGTTGAGTACGACCAGTTCCTGAATAACCCAAGGCAAACGTTTGCCAACCTCGAAAAGTTCTTGGGCGAGCCTTTCGATGTGGACGCGGCAGAGACCTGCATTGACACGTCCTTGAGCAGGAGCGGGGTTGAAGAGTACGAGGGCGGGATATGGGATGAAGCGGCCTACGCCTATGATTGCCTGCTCACGGGTTACTTCAAGGACATGATTGAGTTTTTTGAACAACCGCGCTCACAGTTTTCACGCTCGACAAAACAGTGGTTTTGCCTCCGTGTTGGTCTCGACGTATGTGATGACTACTGCAAGGGGTGCAAAGTGGGCGGTAACTTCCGGGCACAGCTTGCTCGTCACGCGGTTCAGCGTGGTATAGCCTGGGAAGGTCTCCCGTGTGCTTTCGAGGTTGCGTTTGACCTTGACAACCCGCGCGTCTCTATTGAAGAGAGCATTGAAAACAACTTTTGGGGTGTGTAATGCCTTCCGAATTAACAGACGAAAACGTTAAGAACATCAAGAGGATGCTGGACGAGGGGACGGTACTCTCGTTTATCATCAAGAAGTTCTACCCGAGAATACCCCGCAGGGTTATCCGGGGGGCCCTTGCAAAGAAGTATGGGTTCAAGAAGGTAAAGGAGCAACTAAATGCGATGGCGTTCGCCTCTACAAGGGCGTGGTCAATGCCTGAGGTTGCCCTGTGGACACCCACGCCCGTTCTTCAGAAGGCGCGTGACTTGATGGCAGCAAAGCTCGTTGAGATCGACGCGGTCCTTGAAGCACGCCCCCCTGACTTCAACCCGAAGACAGAAGCCAGGGTGTACGGCAGTGACGCGTGGGAGGATGAAGACGATGCGGAGGTTACTGCTCGCGCAGGCCGACGTGCCTTCTGCCTTATGTGTGACCGGTATGACCCAGCAACGGGGGTCTGCCGTGCGTGTGAGCGTCCAATGCAGAAGGTGACAAGACGGAAGAGTGCGACATGCCCGATAGGCGAATGGTAGAGGACTTGCCTTGTGAAGAGGTGAGTGTAATTTATGCCCATGCAACCCAGTGGATCGCGGCGAACGGGTCGGATACGCTGAAGCAAGAAGTCCAGTTGACTATAGACCTCTTTGAGAGGATGAACCACTGGACAGACTGTGAACGCGCGGCCCGCAAGAAGCGGATCATTACATACTGGCTTGCGGTAGACCCTGAAGCAACGATCAGGAGAAGTAAGATGAACGGAGTTGTTTACTACAACCGGGGCACCAAGTGCCTCGTTAGAATGACCGTATCCCTCCATTCCCTCCGCAAGCATTACGATGGCCCCGTCATGGTCCTCAATGACGGCGAGGCACACCCCCTCCTCAAGAACGTGTGCAAGGAACTCAGGGCTGAAGTTTTTGAGTTCGAGCGAATGCACGATCACCCTCTTGTCCAGAAGGTGCTGTGCATGAAGTATGCACCGTTTGACAACAACGTGTACCTCGACTCTGACACCCTTGTTCTCGCTCCCATTGGCCAGCTGCATGACTGGTGCGAAAAGGCTGGCGTTGTATTCGTTAACTTCGCGGACTGGGCAACTCGCGGCAAGACGATTCAGAAACGTATCATGGAGTGGGACAGCCTGACCCCCGATCTCATCGACGCGGCACTGGACTACGGCACGGCCATCAATACCGGTGTGTACGCCTTTAAGAAGGACCATGAGATTCTTCCAGTGTGGGCCAGGCTCACCCCGCTCGGTGCAGAGAAGAAGCTGTTCATCCCCGACGAAATCTGTGCTCAGCTGCTTGCACCTTGGTACGAGCACTACCTGGCCCCGAAGGAGTGGAACGACTCCTGCAAGTATGGTGATCCGACAGTGGCGAAGATCGTACACTTCCACGGGTCCAAGCACGTGATGAATAACCCGTCCGCGAAGCTGTGGCGAGCAGCCTTCTGGGAGTGCAAGGACCTGTACGGGCTGACGGACTCGCTGGGAGACAAGCGGCTCCACGACCACATGAGAAGGTGCAAGCTGAAGATTTCGCCGTACAGGGGTGCCGTGGATGCTCCCACACACCTTACCGAGGCAGACCCGGACACACCCCCGGCCAAGCCCTCAGAGCCCCCACGGGGGCCTGCTACGCCAAAGAGCCTCCCTCCGTCTATCACGGCCCAAGCAGTCCCTCCAGATATCTTGGCAGTGACCCCCGCGACACCAGAGGGTCTCCCCTTGACAAACCAGAGCACAACACCAATGCCAGAGGTGGCGGACCCCCTGGAGGCCCCCCCAGTTGATGAGGTGCTCCCTAAGTGGCTCGACGTCGTTACAACCGTCGTTCCCCGGTGCACCGTTGCGGAGTCTCTCGGATCATTCCTTGACCATTTCGACAGGGCAGGTGTGAAGCTACGTTGGCTCGTGCATTACGATCCGGTCGAAGCCATGCAGGATGATGGCGAGACAATGACTCAGATTGAGAAGCTGGCAGGGAGGTTTAACGACATAATCTTACACGTGTCCCCTGAGAACGTTGGTATGGCCGCGTCACTGAAGTGGTGTTACGACCAAGTCAAGCACGACGTGATTTGCTGGGAAGACGACAAGACGACGACGGTCAACTTCAGCATTAGCCAGATCCTTGATAAGGGAGCGGACTTCGTGACCTTCCAGCAACGCAGGGTGAAGGCTGGGTCAACGGCGCCCGCGTTCTGGCGGAAGCATGTCATTGATCACGCGATTGCCGGGTGGGACGCTGAGGAGTTCGATAACACAGACGTGGAGTATTGTTTGACGAAGATGCTTGGAACCGCGTTTACGCGTAGTCACGTGGCGCTCAGTCTCAAGGACATTGGTGTTACCGCGCAGGCTGATATGAACGTTGTGAGGATCAAGGAGAAGCCCGGGGGCCCTCTACGGTACGTGGAGTCCAATGACTCAGTCACGTTCGTCACAGCCGTCAACGCGCCTTACCTTGAAAAGCTCCGCAAGAACTGGCCAGCCTGGCACCAGCGGTTCTGCTTATCCGGGTACCCTGTTATCGTCTTCTACAACGGCATTGAAGAGGAGCAACTCGACTTCATTGAAGGCACCGACATTCGGCTTGTGCCATGGTCAATGCCGGAGTACGACACGGACCGTGAGCTTATGCTTTCATCGTTCGTCCTCGGGACAGCAGAGCACGTTGACACGGACTACTGGATCAAGTTCGATGCTGACTCCCAGTGCAAGACCAGGGGTGACCAGCGGTACTTCCCGTTCTGGAAGGAATGGGAAGGTACCCATGACCTGTGTGGTCACCGTTGGGGGTACACCCGCGTGAAGGGAGACCCGAAAGCAACCCAGCACTGGCTCAATCGACTTGATGACTGGTGGAAGGAACACTTCCCAGAAAGTGAGCCCATCTTCCCACCGGCGATCCCACTCAATTCGCGTCATGGCCACAAGCGAATCAACTCGTTCGTTTGCTTCCACAGAACGGCGCTCGTCAAGGCCGCTGTAGAGATGCTTGACGGTTGCAAACGTTTGCCTGTCCCGTCCCATGATACGTTCCTTTGGTACGTAGCTCACAGGCACCCAGACTTTAAGGTTGGTTACCCGAACATGAAGAAGCTGGGGTTCTCACAATGAGAACAGAAGTAACCCAGTACGATGAGACGCCCTTCCTGTCTATCGTGACCCGGTGTAGCCTACGGCCAAACTGCTTGAGGCGGCATCAGGCTTCCCTGGACGAACAGGTATGCCGGAGCTTTGAGCACGTTTGTATCATAGACGACACGGGTGCTGGCCTTCGCGTGGCAAACGGAGCGTTCGCTGAGCACAAGAGTAGTGTGAACGGTGAGTACGTGTTTATACTGGATGACGATGACCGGCTTACGAGTATGCTTTTCGTGGGGATGCTGAAGGACTGCTGTGACCGGCTGAGCCCCGACATTGTTTTGTTCAAGATGGCAAGGAAAGGCGGCGTCATACCAACCCCGAAGGTGTGGCGGAAGTCGCCTGTGAAGGGCCACATTGGGAGTAGCTGTTTCGCGATAAGGCGAGACCTGTGGAAGGAACACATAGGTGCGTTCGCGGGAGGGCGTTGCGGGGACTTTCGATTCCTCCGCGCGGTCTGGCCTCACCTGTCAAAGATAGCGTGGCTAGACTTCGTGTTCAGTGAAACCATGCAGGTGGGCCGGGGGAAACCAAGGGAGAGGGTCACGTCATGGCCAACTTAAGGCAGTGTGACGTGAGAGGTCTCCATGACTATTTTTGACTTAGACGATTTTTGTGAGCCGTGGGCCGACTTGGAACTTTTGCACAAGCTGCACGACGCGGTACCAAATGTGAAGGTGAACCTGTTTACGATAGTGGGCAAGGCGAGTGCCTCGTGGCTTACTTCCGTGGCAGAGCCCTGGATGCAGTTTATCCCCCACGGGCTTTACCACGACGATTCACGTGAGTGTGAGCGTTGGGACCAGCAACAGAGCGAAGACTACCTTGACATGGTGGAGTCCATTGGCTTGTTTCAGAAGGGCTTTAAGGCACCCGGTTGGCAAATATCGGACGGTATGTATGTTGCGCTCCTGTCACGGGGCTACTGGGTAGCAGACCATGAGAAAAACGCGCTTCGCAGACCCACAGGGCTAAGGGCTTACGTGGTAAACTGCCGTTGCCGGGAATGCTTGAGTTGCCAGCATACTCGCGTGCATGGTCACATAACGAACGTATGCCGAAACGGCTTGTCGGAGAGATTCGAGAAGTACGCAGCAATGACAGGCGAGTTTGCCTTCATAAGTGACACTATAGGAGACCCAGTTTAGTAATGGTCACTCTTATCACCAGAGCGTTCAATAGACTTGAGTACACGGCGATGTGTATCAGGGATGTCCACGAAAAGGCTGGGGGCACTTACCGTCACATCGTTGTTGACCAAGGGAGCACTGACGGGACACCTGAGTTTCTGCATTCCCTTGTTCACGAGGGGTTTTACCCGCTGGACGTTATTCATCTTGACAAGAACACGGGGGACGCCGGGGGCATGTTGTTGGGCTTTGAGAGGGCGACAACTCCATACGTTATGCAGTGGGACAACGACTGTATTCCATTGGCTGACAACTTTATTCCTCGTTTGGTGGCCATCATGGAAGCAGACAAGGAGCTTGCCGGGGTGCAGATGTACACCACAGGGACAGTGAGAGTCCTGCGTTACCCGGAGGAAAGTCTTAACTTAGCGGGGGAAGATGTGCGTGTCGTGCCATGGGTAACGTGCTGTTCCATCTACAGGTCGTCCACCGTGGAATCTGCTAATGTTTTGGAGTCATCTTTACGGAGCCGGGACTGGGGCGCGAGCTTTTCTAAAGCCTCAACGGCAGTAGGTTTCAAGCTCGGGATACTCCCCCACATGAAGGTGTGGCACATTGATACAACACGAGGCCAGCATAAAAGGTACCCCAGGTATTTTTCGTCTTTTTCAAGAAGGTCTAAGAACAAAGGCATTTGTTACAAGGATCAGTAACACGTCAGGAGTAAGAGCATGAAAGAACTACGGGAAGCATACGAGCATTACACGGCAACGTACTCAGACGAGAAAACGGTTATGGGATGGCCGATGATCGTCTACATGAAGGAGTTGCTTGAGAAGGAACGCCCACGCATTGTAGTTGACCTTGGATCAGGGTTTAGCTCATTTGTCACGCGGCACACCTTGCCGGAGTCTGCACACTACTCGGTGGACACAGACACGGGTTGGTTGTGGAAGACACATCAGTTCCTGAGTGAGATGCACACGCAAATGGGAACCCTGCTGACGTATGATGAGTACAGAGCAACGCGTGTTCAGTCAGACTTTTCGTTCTACGACCTTGGCAACTGTGGCAGACGCCGATGCGGGTTCCGCTCGGCTAACGCCGCATACGCATGGTCCCGGTGCATTGGGACGATGCTGCTTGATGACACAAACAGAAGCTGGTATAGGGACAGTCTCATCGTGAGTTGTCCCGGTGCGGTCCACCTGAAAGAAGACACGTGCGACCAGTGGGGGCGTTATGGCTCCATCGTCAGGAGATAGCGAGTATGGGAACCAGGCTACGCCAACGGGATAGAATGTAGCAGTTGCTTGAGGCTGTCCCCGATCTTGGCAAACTTCATCTGCGTCACCTTGAGATCCTGTATGTAGGTGCCCGGGTAGAGAAGCGAGGGAACTTCCGGGTCCAGTTCCGCAAGCAGATGGAGATGTTCTCCATGATGGGGCACGTTACCATTCTTGAAGTGTTCCAAGAGAACGTGGATCGGCTGCGGGCTCACGAGGCGTACGGCGAGCTATACCACGAGGTAGTGTGTGGTGACGTGCGCGACTTGGAAAACGTTCTGCCGTTTCGGGAGTGGGGTATCATTGTTTGGTGGCATGGCCCAGAACACGTTACAGCAGACGAGCTACCCGGTGTGCTTAACACCCTTGAGGACGCTGCGGATGACCTCGTGATCCTCGGGTGCCCCTGGGGGGAGTACAAGCAAGGCCCAGAGTATGGAAACGAGCACGAATGCCACGTGAACACTCTGTGCTGTGAAGACTTGGAGGCCCTTGGATACTCTGTGTACGTGTGGGGTGACATGGGTGTGCGTGACAAGAACAACCTTATCGCAGTTAAGTGCTGTGAAGAGAGCAGTGCGTGACCAATGAAGATTGAGGTGATAGTTACGAGCCACTTCTTCCAGTGCCGTCTGTGCTGGATGGCCAGTTCCATGCTTAAGCAGGACGGGGTAAAAAAGGGGCGCCGGACAAGGAAGAGACACCCGGTACCAGACCTGTGCTTATGCGCGGCTGACATGGACGGCACGGGGGACCCAACGACAAAGGAGGTCCTTGATTACTTCTCCAAGAAAGGCCTCCAGACGCGTTACGTTGGCTACAAGGACACGGAGCGCCTCCAGTACCGGGGGTGGGTGCGAAATGACCAGATCACGGAGAGTGACGCTGACTGGTTGCTCTTTGCTGACGCGGACATGGTGTACCCTCATTTCTTCTTTTGCAGGATGGGACTCCTCCTGACATCAGACGAGTACAAGGATGAGACGTGCATGCTCTACACGGGGCGGTATTCGACTACGCTTCCTGAAACGAACAAGCTTGTCAATTCGTTGCAGTACCCTAGTGTGGTTGATGATCCTTTTGAGACTGCCTGGGAGTTACCCAAGCGCAAGAAGTCAAACATTGGCGCCGGGTTCTGCCACTTGATCAACCGGAAGGCTCTCATGGAGAAGCATAAGGGCCTGTATGCTAATCCGAAGAGGGTACGGGACCAGTCATGGAAGATAGGTCAGAAGGCCCGTAGCGACATCTACTTCAGGCGCAGGGTGGGTAAACGCAAGATTGCCCTGCCGTACATGGTTCATCTTCAGCATGTCCGCGATTCACAAGTGGGCAAGCACACGGAGGCACAGCGATGAATCTCCTCGGTGAATACCCCGTTATGTGGACCTGCATGGGTCACCAAGTCCAACTCCAGAACACCCTTCGCGGGGGGTGTGCTTGGCTGGTTGTGAACGGCCCGTCCCTGAATGAGATCGACAAGGACAAGTTGTTCCTCCCTGGTATCTTCAAGATGGGTGTGAACAACGGCCCAAAGGCGTGCCGCCCGAACGCGTGGGTCTGCGTCGACCCACCGGACAGGTTTCTGACGTCAGTCTTGTTTGACCCGACGATAATGAAGTTTGTGCCCCGGGGTTTCTGCAAGAAGAACTTGTGGGACACTTACCATGACCGCCCCTTGAAGAGCACGCTTACTGATGCCCCCATGGTCTTCGAGTTCGACCGGGATAACACCTTTGATCCCGAGACGTTCCTGACGTCCAGAACGTTCAATTGGGGCCTGGGGAAGCATGAGAAGTATGAGGACCCAAAGACGAAAGAAACGGTCATGGGCGTCCGCACGTGCATGCTCGTGGCATTGAAGACCCTGGTCTACCTTGGTGCCCGCACGATCTTCATTGTGGGGTGTGACTTCAACATGGTACCGGACAAGCCCTACGCGTTTGAGCAGGGCAAGCATGAGGGAGGGTGCAAGTCCAATAACAACAGTTACCGTGGCATCAATATCTACATGCGGAACCTCCGTCCGGTATTCGAGAGGTTTGGCGTCAACGTCTATAACACGTACGCCCAGAGCGGTCTGAAAGCCTTTGACTTCGTTGACTTTGAAGAAGCGATAGGGTACTCTATCGCAAGGGTTGGTGACCCGGACAAGGAAAGCACACAGGGCATGTATGAGGTACGAGGGCGCAGTAAGAAGAAGGTTGAGAAGCAGGTAGCGGAGCGGAAGAAGGACGGCCACTACAAGCCTCCGGCTAGCCTGAAGCCTGTGGAGGAGAAGCCGGAGTACAAGAAGCCCCCCCTAGAGGCGGTTCACAAGCCGGGTAAGTCCGTTGACAGGGACTACCTGTGGGAGCACCGTCACGAGTTTGCCAACGTCTACCGTGAGCTTCGCAGGAAGGTCGCTAACATTGAGCAGAAGTTCAAGGAGTACGACAGAAGCCCAGGCGGGTGCAAGGGGTGCTCCAGAAGCAAATATTTGCAAGCGTTTGCAGAGAGCGTGTCAAACGTTATCGCGGGCTCGCCTGACAAAGCGATCAAGGCGAAGATACTCCACCCGGAGGATTACATCACGTACCGTGGACAGTTATGCGCCATAGGGAGCTTGGGTAAACATGCCTAGCATAAACAGAAACGAGATCATTTCGTGGAGTGCCTCCTTCAACTTGAGGGGGGCTCCGTCCGCGTCTGTAGTCCTCGTGAACAACGCCGACAAGCTCAGTGTTGATACAGTTGACCTCACAGGCGCCAGAATCAACCTTGAACTCCTTCCAGTCAACGATGACGCCTTCTACGGCCCTCCAGTGCCCCTTGAGACATCATCTGGTGAGGTGATCCCGTCGAGCGGGATAACAGACTCCGAAGTAATCTTTGACGTGTTCGCGGGGCGGGTCAAGAACCAGAGTCCAGACAACGATGAGGTGGGCCAGAAGTTCACAGTTAGCCTTGACGCTTCGAGTGCAACTGAGGTCCTCGTTGACACCCCCGTGTCTACAGAGACGATTGACATGGACGGGGCCGAGTTGATGGCCTACCTCCTTGTCACGTATGGGGGGCTCGACCCGACTCTTGTCGGTATCGTTGAGGACAACGGGGAACACTTCAGCAACGTCGTGATTGCAGAGGACTCTCTGATTGAGGCTGTCCGTAAGGTAGCAGAAGCGTGTAACGTGGAACTGTGGGTGGGGTATGGCGGTACGATTGTAACCGGACTGAAGAAGGACAGCACTTCCCCCATCGACTACGCATTCAAGGACGAAGACATCTCGGCAGCGATTGACGAGAACCTCTCAGAGACAGCCTACCCGTCTGTTGCGGTTGTACGAGGGCGTTACGTTGGGAGTGATGAGGGTGCACGCACCGCTGTTGTAACTGCGCATACTCGCGTGGCAATGGCGAGGGAGCCTAACAACCTCGTTACGCGGGTAAGACCCAACCAAAGGATAAGTGACCTCCAGGCAGCAACGGCAATCGTGAACACCCTTGGGGGGACCGCAGAGAGAGGTAACGTGATAGGGCTCATCAACGACGACCTTTACATCCGGTTCGTGCCTCCGGAGGGCACTCCGTTTGTTGTGGGTGAGAGGAATTTGCTTACGTTTTCCGTAGACGCGTACCTCATGTCGTTCGGTGAAACAGTGATAACTGGTTTCGACGGCATTGGCGACGGTCGTGAGGTGGGTCAGGACGCTCTTGACATCCTCCGTGCCATTACGTCGGGGCAGAGTGCGAAGGCCCGCTCGTACGCGCCTCCTGTTAATAGCCACAGGGGCGCGCGTAGGCTTGATGAACCTATTAAGACACGTGTGGAAGTTACCATCTTTAACGCGGACGCAGTTGAACATGTTGGCGTGGCTTATACAGAGGTCAATAACGAGTACATACAAGACGCTGCACAGGCCGAAGTTATTGGTGACCGCGTTCTTTACGAAGGTACAATGGCACGGCGAACGTTCTCGTTCTCTGGTCCGTACATTAACGGAGTGGGTTTGAACTCCGTTGTGACCATCCCGATCAAGGAAACCACTGTTAAGGGTTTGGTGACGGGCCACACCATAAACTACAGTGCTGAGAACGCTTCAGCATCAAGCACTTACGAGGTAACGTCTCTGCCGGTACCGCCAGCATAATTTTATTCCCTGTCCTTGTATGATACGCATTAAGTGTGTATAGTAGACGAGGTTGCAAAAAGGGTTAAATGAATGGCGGAAAATATCCTCTCGGCGGAACTATGGCACGCATCAACATTCTCCAATACATCGAACGACGCGCTTGTACTTTACCTAGCAGTACGAGCCGCTCGCATTTACGACGGTGAACGGCTTACAATCCAACAGCTATGCGAGCGTGTTGGCCTCAGCGAGATCACGGTCAGGCGTAAACTGAACGAGGTAAGCCGGAGGAGCTGGGTTCGTATTGAGGACAATGCAGTCATTGACTGTGAGCCAGACTTGTCCAAGACGTATGAGCCTCGGAAGCTCACGCAGGAGGACACCCGGGGTCAGGACACGGTGGAAGACGTTAACGCGTTGTTCACGTTAGGCGTTGCTTCAGAGGTAGGGTCA